CTGGCTCCACGATGGAGGTTCGCCTAGCCTCCAAGAGTCCGCAGTGGGTTGCCAACCCTGAGGCCGGCTGATGCCCCCGAAGCTCCCACGGGCGATTGTTGACCCGGCTGAGCACCGGTCCAAGCATCCGAACATCCTCATCTACGGGCCGAGCGGAGTTGGGAAGACCCCCTGGATCATGCAACTCCCAAATCTCCTGGTTCTGAGCGTCGACCCAGAGGGAACCATATCGGCCCGGACCTGGGGGAAGGGCACGAAGATCTGGCCCATCCGCCGGTACCCGGACTTCGTGGCCGCCATGGAGTACCTGGAGAAAGGCGAGCACCCCTTCAAGTACGTCCTGGTAGACACCATCGGGACGCTTCAGACCCGTCTGCTCCGCGAGATCCTGGAGGCCGCGCACAGGATCAATCCGGCGAAGTACCATCGCGACATTCCGCAGATTCAGGACCATCAGCACTGGCAGCTCGTGCTGAAGCGGATCGTCATGGATCTCAACGACATGCCGATCACCGTCATCTGGACCGCTCACGAGATGCTGCGGGAGGACGCCAACGGGGATGAGATGACGCTGCCGCTGTTGCCGGGCGGCAAGAACCAGTACGAGATCAGCATGTGGGTCCTGTCGATCATGCATGTGGTCGGCCGGGTCGGTGTGAAATCCGTGGAGCTGAAAGGAGGTAGCCTGCGGTACGACCGTGGGGTGATCTTCGCGAACCGTCCACCGGTCGTGGCGCGAGATCGGACCGGGACGCTCCCGGAGTCCCTCCGCATCGCAGCCGGTCCGCGAATCGAGACCACCTTCAGTGAGATCATGGACATGATCGAGGCCGGAGGTGAGGCTGCGCTGGAGCGGGCCGAGGCCATGGTGGAAGCTCGCACCGACGATCCGGCCGAGATCGCAGGCGACATGATCGACGCACAGGATGCGATCGACATGCAGGACCGTGACGAGTCCGAAGCGGACGGACAGACTGAGACCGACCGGATGGTGGCCGAGCAGAACGGCGACGATCCGTACGACGAAGCTCCGCCAACCAAGACGGCCGCGAAGAAAGCGGCCCCCAAGAAGTCCGGCCGGAAGTTCCAGCCGGCAGATGAGGAGTAGGCAATGCCGAAGGCACGATGGGCAGTCCCGTCCGAAGAGCCGGAGGACGTCGAGAGCTATGACGTCTATGACGGTGAGAAGCCGCCAGCCGGCGTGTACGCGGTCCGGCTGACCCGGCTCACCGTGAAGGCCAACAAGAACGACGACCCGATGCTGAATGGCCTTCTGGTGGTCGCCGAGCCGAAGGGGAGCACCAAGTCCCAGTACAACGGCTACCCCATCTGGTTCAACCAGAACGTCACCGAACAGGGCGCGCCGTACGTCAAGCAGTTCCTCGCTGCGCTCGGCATCACCTGGGCCGAGTTCCGGACCAAGACGGTGACCGAGGGCGACATGCCCGAGCGCAAGGGCGAGCCGGCGACCCGCATCATGAAGATCGGTTCCGTCAAGTTCAACGACGGGAACGAGCCGGCCCTGCGGGTCGCCACCAAGGAGGACAGCTACAACAGCGCGCCGAAGCTCTCGGTGGTCCAGTTCATGAAGCCACGCGACCAAGCGAACGAGGAGGACGACGCGGACGAGTCCGGCGACTCGGACGACGACGACAGCGCTACCCCGGGCGGCAAGGCGCCCTTCTAGGGCGCCGAGCGGTCCTGTCGTCCGTGGCAGGGTCTTGGGGCGTAGAGCGGCGACCCGAGACCCTGCCAGTCCGTCTCGCTCCAAACTAGGGGGCACGCCGGTGTGTACGAGGATCGGTCGGAGAGTCTTGCTCCGCGCGCTCGCGCGTAGGCCCCCGCCCGCGAGGCTCAGGGCTCCAGTACCGCGAGAGAGTTGTGATCACTCCTACGCGCGTAGGAGTGATTGCGTTCCGGATGAACTAGGGGTTGTTGTTTCTTCGCGGGCCGGGGCGCTCGCGCGTACGCGAGAGGCATGAGTATGGCCTGGTCATCAATGCCTCGCGCGCTCGCGCGAGAGCAATTCGCGCCAAGTCGGCCGGTCGTAGGCTTCCGGTCCCGCTAGTCAAGATCGCGGATTCCCGAGAGGGTGCATATAGATGAATGCCTCACAGCAACGCTGGACCCGGATCGACCCGGACGACGGCACCACCCGGCTCGGACCCTCGCCGTCGCAGAAGGAGTTGTGGGGGAATCTGATCACCGGCGACCCTGACCCGCACGGCTGGTACAACGGTTGGTGTCCCGTCATCGATCCGGGTGGCTCGGACCCGACCCGGCCGAGCGCTCAGTTCAACTTCCTGGCCGGAGCGTTCCGCTGCTTACACGAACCAAGGTGTCACGATCGACGGTCGATCTCCCTGAACAACCTTCTGGTTCTGCTTTCCCGGACCAGGAGTGAGTGACGCGCTCGCCCTGCTGGACGAAGACGAACGCGAGTTCATCGGTCCGCTTCTGTCTGCGAGTCGGCCGGGCAAGGGTGGGGAATGGCGCGGATTCTGTCCGCGTCACGAGGACCCCAAGACATCGGGTAGTCCGAGCGCCTCATTCAACTTTAACCGGGACCTTTGGCATTGCATGGGTTGTAATGAGGGTGGGAAGATTACCACTCTCATCGCCGAGCTTCGAAGTGATCGTGACCCGGACTCGGCCAATGTGGTCGACATCAAGTCCCGGCAGAGGAAGGCCCGTGCCACCCCGCTCCCAACCCGCAGCAACTTGGAGGGCTGGCACAATGTACTCATGGGCGATGACAAGCTGCGGAAGATGCTCATGGACCGGCGCGGCTTCACCCGGGAAACTCTGAAGCGTTGGCTCATCGGTTGGAGCGCGGCCGACTCGCGCTACACCATCCCTGTGTTCTCCCCGGACGGCGAGCTACTCGCCGTGAAGCTCTATTGGCCGAACGCCAAGGCGCCTTCCCCCAAAATGTACTTCTGGGGCGAGGACAACGACACGACTCTGTTCAATGCGAGGGTGTTGAGCGAGGCAGACAATGTGGTTTATACCGAGGGTGAGTTAGACTGCATACTCCTTTGCCAGAAGGGCATCCCGGCCGTCACCTCTACCGGGGGCGCCAAGGGATTCCAACCAGACTGGGCGCGCTCGTTCGAGGGCAAGAACGTCTGGATCACGCCGGATGACGACGCGACCGGCTCTGAGGGAGCGGTCCGGACCGCCGAGATGTTGGAGGGCATAGCGGCTTCGGTTCATATTGTCCAGCTTGACACCGGTATCAAGGGTGGGGATGTCACCGACTACTTCATCAAGAATGAGGGGACAGTTGAGGAGTTCCGTCGGTTGCTGGATCGGGCCGAAGAGTTCACGGCCGTTCCTCCTCCCCGCGAACCGCCTACAGAGGGACGACCAGTTTCCCTCGTCAAGTCGCAAGATCCGGCGCTGAACGGTGAGCCTGTAGAGGTCACGGTGATGGTATCTGGGAAGATCACCCCGCCCATCATGGCCCCGAAGAAGTTGGAGGCGACTTGTGATCGAAAGAAAGGTGAAGTCTGTAAGTTCTGCGTGATGTACCGATTTGGTGGCGAGCGCGAGGTGGAGATACCGAGCGACGATCCAACCTTGTTGGCGTACAACGGCGCTAATGTCAATATGAGACAGGCGCTCATGGTCGAGGCGACCGGGGCGAAGTGCTCGACAAACATCAAGTTCGTTGTCAAGGAATCGACTGGATTGGAGGAGTTGATCGTCACTCAATCGGTTGGGCACCGTACCGAGGGAGCTGAGCAACCGCTATCGCGCAAGGTGTTGAATGTTGGTACCTTCGAGACCGGAGTCAACTCCACAGTGAGGATCGTTGGGACGCAACGACCCGACCCGCGCGACTCACGGGGCATCCTTCATGGTTGGAAGCTAACGCAAGTCGCCGTTGACATCGACACCTTCGTCCTGTCCGAAGAGGACCTGGACGAGTTGTCCATCTTCCAGAGGGAGTCACACCAGACGCCACTAGAGAAGTGTTTGGAGATCGCCGAGGACATGGCGGCCAACGTGACGGGTATCCGGGGCCGGCCATACCTCCATGTTGGGTATGATCTCGTCTGGCATTCTCTGCTTGGCTTTGAGATGTTGGGGAAGCCAGTGCCCAAAGGCTGGCTCGAAGCTCTCGTGATCGGCGACACCCGGACCGGCAAGAGTGACACAGCGCTCTACCTCTCACAGCACTACAACTCCGGGATCGTCAAGAGCTGCGAGGGCGCGACGTTCGCCGGCCTCGTGGGTGGAGCCACTCAGACGCCGCAGGGGCGCGGGTGGATGATCACGTGGGGCACGATCCCGTTGCACGATCGACGGCTTGTGGTACTGGATGAGTTCTCTGGCATTAAGGACAAGGACATCATCGAGCAGATGTCCTCCATTCGATCGAGCGGAGTGGCCAGTCTTCAGAAGATCATCAGCGAGGAGGCGTCAGCGCGGACTCGGTTGATCTGGATCTCCAATGACCCGGACGGGAAGCGGATGCCGGAGACGGACGGTATGGATGCTCTGCGCCGTCTCGTTCACCAGCCGGAGGACATTGCTCGCTTTGACTTCGCAATGGCGTTGTCCAATGCCGAGGTTCCGTCCTCGCTCATCAACTCCAAGGTCGTGACCCATCCGGAGAATGCCACATATACCTCGGAGCTGTGTGCGAAGCTCGTGTTGTGGGCCTGGTCCCGCCGGAGCGACGCTGTGCGTTGGCACAAAGGGAGCGACGACGCGATCATCGCCGCAGCTGAGGCGATGGGATCCAAATACGTCAGCACGCCACCTTTGGTGCAAGTAGAGAACATCCGTATGAAGTTGGCCCGGATCGCGGTAGCGCTCGCGGCTCGGACGTTCTCAACCGACCGGACCGGGGAGCGCGTCGTGGTGCGACCGGAGCACGTCCGCTCGGCCGTCGACTTCCTGGACGCGCTGTATGGATCGGAAGTCTTCGGCTATCTTCGGCATTCGCGTCGTGTCCTCGCCGGCCGCGAGCAAGCGGCCCAAAACCATGATGCGGTGCTGGCGTACCTCCGCGAGAATGCCGGCGCCTTGGTCGCCCTGCGGACAGTCTCAGGCGATAAGTTCCGGCTCCGGGACTTCGAGGACTTCGGAGCTTTCGACCCGGACAGCGGAGTGGTAGATGCCCGGTCCCTCGTTCACTCCCTCCTGAAGTGGAAGATGATTCGGCGCTTGGAGCGCGGATACATCGCTATGGAACCGGAGCTGATCGCCATCCTCAAGGAGATGGAGGACGAAGGACTGTGACCGTAATGACCGTCGAGTACGACTGCGGGAAGTCGTACGAGATCCCTGTGGCTCTGCGCGAAGACCAGACGCTGCTGGCTAATGCACCCCTCGGCGACACGTTGGTCGCCCTTTCTGATGCATCTCACGACCAGGAGTGCAACTGTGGCCGTGATTGAGGTTGTTCTGGTGCCGGCGGCCGACGACATGGATGACGAGACCATGTGTAAGCACATCAACGCTCGACACAGCGAGGATCACCTCACGACGGTGGCGTACATGCCACTCGCGCTGCCGAGCTACATGGGGTCGGTCCGGGCCTTCCACGCCCGGCTCCACGCTCTCGCGACACCGGGCCAGTACGACCACGAGCACGACGAACCCAGCGGCAGCTGACAGAGTCGAGGGAGACTTCACACCGTGACATTCGTACCCGTCGAGGACGACATGCGGCAGCATGGCTCGCACACCAAGCCATTTCGGGTGGCTATCTTGGGTTGTGGCCCAGCCGGCTTAGTCGCAGCCCATGCGGTCAATACTTGCGGTGTACGGGAGTTCGGGATATTGTCTTATGCACGCCCCTCCCCTCTGTATGGCGCACAGTACCTTCATGCTCCGATCCCAGGTGTCTACTTGCCCGAGCCGGTGATGATCCATTACCAGATGCGAGGAACTTCGGAGCGCTACCGGCATCGGGTCTATGGCCTGGACTGGGATGGTTCGGTCTCGGCGGACGAGCTGGAAGAGCACCACTACGGCTGGGACATCCGCTCGGCTTATCAGTCCCTTTGGGAGAGCTACTCGGACTACATCTCAGCCCGTGAGGTTCGGCCGAGGGACATTCAAGGGATATCTGATTCGGTCGATCTGGTAATCAACACCATCCCCCTCCCTCGGGTCTGCATGAAAGGTCATCAATTCAAGGGCCAGAAGATATGGGCCGCCGGAGACGCGCCCGGTCTCGGTATCAAGATCCCCTACAGCTGCCCCGATGGCGTTATCTTCCTGAATGGTGAACCGGAGGGCGACAGTCCGGCTTGGTACCGGCTCGCGAACATCTATGGCCACAAGACGATCGAGTGGCCGGGCCGGATACCGAAGCCACCGATCAAGAGTGTCGCTGAAGTCACAAAGCCGTTGGAGACAAATTGTGATTGCCATCCGGGAATGATGCGGGTTGGGCGCTTTGGTTCGTGGTCCAAGGGAGTACTGGTACACCAGATCTTCGAGCAAGTGCGTACAAAGGTCCTAGCAATGCGAGAGGAATCGCCGGTATGAACAGTCCTTGGCTAGTAGTGAGCATAGTGGTGTTCGCTTATCCGGTAGCTCTCGTGCTACGGCGCTTGCTGGGATTCCTTTTGGCATCTGTAGACGAGAAGCGCGCTATGAGTCAGTTCCGGGAGTGCTACCGGGCGGCCAAGATTCTGGCGCTTCGGGAGTACCGGACCACCGGTGTCCTCATGACAGAGAACCAGATTGTGTCGGTGGCCATTCACAGTATGAGGTTGCGTGAAGATGTGAATGTCGGGAGACATCGCTTCGGCGAGAGCGCGACCAACATGATGGGTCGCATTCCGACCGACAACCGATTCCTCGTGGCGTCCTAGATGGCCAAGCTCGCCGAGTACCGAGGACGCTGCGGCGCATGCGGTGAAGACATCGAAGAGGGCGACCCCATAGTGCCCGATGAGGACTACGGCTGGGTTCACGAGGACTGCGCCGAAGATGACCCGACCGATTTCGAGGGGACAGTGTGGTACCGTGGCCGAGACTGAGATTGAGGAGTACAAAGACTTCAGCGAATCCGAGTATGTCAAGTTGCTACTCGTCTTTGCCGTCGACTCAAATACGGCTCGCGAGTTCACGGTCACATCCTTCATCGAAGTCGAGATGTCCAGCTCATTCTTGCGGGCGATCAAGGCCGACCGTGTCCGCGTTCGGGAGTTCAAGGTGGTTGGCGAATGACCGGCCAACCCCGGCCAGTGGTTGCTCTCGACATCGATGGGACGTTGGGCGACTATCACGGGCACTTCACGCGGTTCGCCGAGGCGTGGATTGGCCGGCCGATGCCCGACCCGAAGGAGATCAACCCGGGCCAGCCTCTGTACAAGCACTTGGGTATGAGCAAGGCTACATACCGTCGATGCAAGGTCGCCTACCGTAGCGGTGGTCTGAAGCGCTCCATGCCCGCCTACGAGGGCGCAGCCGACTTGGTGCAGTACCTCCGAGCCGAAGGGGCAGAGGTCTGGTTCACGACTACCCGTCCCTACCTCAAGTATGACGGTATCGACCCGGATACGCGACACTGGTTGCGACGGAATGGCATCTACAAGTACGACGGATTGATTTTCAGCTCAGACCGAAAGTATGTGGACCTCATTCGTGCTGTTGGGCGGGAACGTATCATCCTTGTTGTTGACGACTTGCCGGAGCAGATCGAGGCTGCGAGGCGATTGAAGCTCGCGAAGCTCGTCATCAGGGATCAACCGTACAATCAGCACTATGAGACTCAGTGGCGGATTTGGGATGTGGATGCGATCCGCTACCACTTCAAGGATGCACAGTTCCGTTACCGGATAGGACTCCCACTGCTATGAACCAGATCGCCGGCTGGATCACCGACTCGGTTGCTGACCCGGAGCCGGGTGACTTCCCACTCTCGCACTACCCAACCGATCAAGCTGAGGACATCATCGAGCGTCTCGTGCCGGAGTGGGCGCGGCTCTTCCTCGTGAAGAACAATGCATACGGGAGGGTCGACAATCATCTAGGTCCGGCCGGAGTCTTCCCGGACATCAACCGGAAGACCGGCCGGCTGGAGCGGGATCTGTGGGACAAAGAGCCGGTTGCGCCGGGTATGGAGCCGACTCGGCGCGTCATCCTCGATCTCATCGGGCATCTCTTCCTCGCGCTCCACATGTTGGATGATGAGGAGTTGGCCGAGATGGCCACCAAGTACAGCCGAGGCGATGTCCATGATGCCGTGGCCGAAGAGATCGCCCTGGGGGAGACAACTCCAGACGATCTGGAGAGCGTCATGGAAGCTCTCCGGCGTGTCCTCGCCGGCTCCCCTATCACTCCAGAGCAGGGCGCGTCCATCAAGCGCTTCATCGCGGAGCGCCCGGACCCAGATCGTCCCGACACCGGGGTCAATTTGCCGGGCGGGATCTCTTATGCGGAGCACGGTATGCCCTCGCCGTCGACTCGGCATCTGTACGAAAAGCAGACTGTCATTCCCTTGCCGGACTTCTATCTTGGTGCCGACGGGATGGTGACACCGGTTTCGGACCGCGCTCTTGATCTTTGGCGTGGGACTATCGCGGCTCAGTCGAAGTTGCCGGATGCTCCGACTTCAGACGGTTGGGATACTCTCCCAAAGCCGATCCAGGACATCATCCGGTTGCTCGCCGAGGGGTACGAAGTCACAGCGGACACGGAGACGCGGAATGCGGCCTCGCAGTACCTCTCGGATGTAGGGCAGGATGGGCTCTAGCGTGGACGCTCGCCGACTGTTAGAGGCGGTCTGGTCCGACTATGCACAGGACCCGGCATTCAACAGCTTACGGTCATGGATGGACCCGGAGGTGGGTACCGTCCGGTTTGTTCCGGGCGAGGGTTCAATGCGGCCATGGGTCACATTCATCGGCGAGGCTCCCGGCGCAGATGAGGACCGTATGGGCCGGCCGTTTGTTGGCCAGTCCGGGCAGCTCATCCGATCACTCATAGCCGAAGAGTTGAAGCTGGACCCGGCCGACTGTTGGATCACGAATGTGGTCAAGTACCGGCCGCTCAACAACGCCACGCCGAACATTCGGGATCAGATCAACTCCTGGCCCTACCTTCGGCGCGAGCTAGAGTGCCTGGCACCGCGCGCCAAGGTGGTCGTCCCACTCGGCGCAGTCGCCTGGTCGGTATTCGATCCTTCCATGTCGATCTCTTCTGTGGAGGGGACTATGCGCATGGGCAAGAATGGTTGGTTGATAGTCCCGATGTTTCACCCAAGTTTTATCGGGAGGAATCCCAAGCAGCGTCTCCCCCAATACCGCAAGCGCTTCGCGGTCATCCGCGAAGCCATCGACACACCTGAATAAGTGCCTTGCGCGAAGGGGATGCGAGCTTGTAAGCCGAGCTGTCTCCATCGCGATATGGTCGCTGGCTACCGGGCGGCAAGAGCGAGCTACGTCGAGAATCGAGAAGCGGCCGGCCTCGGGTACGACACCGAGACTCGTGAGTATGACGAATCCCATAACGGCGGAGTCACATTCAAGAATTGGTTGTGCTGGAACAAAGGGAGCGGCGATGAGGAGGGAGGTCAGTCGGTCTACTCGTAAGGCGGCATTCCCAAGTCGTTGCCGCATTTGCGGAGATAGAAACTACAAAGGCGACGAGATCGGATTTTTGGAGGTACCGGATCTTGGTTGGAAGCCGATTTGTCTACGGTGTTGGTCGCGCGAGCATCCCGAACCAGAGCCAGAGAAACCGAAGACCAATAAGGATTACTTGGAGTGGAGCCGTAAACAGCTAGCCAAGCTTGATTCCGAGACGGGTCAGAGATCTGACGACTGGAGAGAGAATGCAAGATTAGGGATACCGGCCTTGATTGATACATTCTCGGACTACGAGGCGTATGTGAACTTCTTGCGGAAGAGATGGGAGAGCGGCAAGCGATGAAGTACGTATCGCTACACCACCACTCGACCTTCAGCTACATGGATGGCTTCGGGACGCCGGAGCGACATGTGGAGCGAGCGGTGGAGTTGGGAATGTCGGCGCTCGCGTTGACCGAGCACGGCAACGTCTCGTCCCATGTCCAGCACGAGAAGTACGCGACCAAGGCCGGAATCCAGCCCATCTTCGGCTTGGAGGCTTACACCGCGCCCGACCTACAGACCCGGCGAAAGTGGCACCTCACGATCCTCGCGGAGACGGCCGAGGGTTACCGCAACCTGATGAAGCTCGTGACGCGCTCGTATGCCGAGGGTTTCTACCAATACCCAACCATCACCGGACCGATGTTGGCCGAGCACGCGGACGGCCTCATCGTCCTTTCGGGATGCGCCGACTCCAAGCTGGCTTGCGACCTGCTAGGCGGGAAGGGCGTGAACCCCCACCCTCCCGACCTACCCGCAGCCGAGCGCACCGCCTCCGCGTTCAAGGCGTTGTTGGGTGACCGGTACTTCATCGAGGCCCAGCAATTCCCGGAGTTGGAGCGGACGCGCACCCTCAATCCGATCTTCGAGGACATCGCTCGCCGGTTGAAGATCCCGCTAGTGGCGACGGCCGACGTTCATTACCCGATGCCCGACGACAATGAGATGCAGGTGATTCTCCATGCGGCCGGCCGAGGGACAAACAACGTCGCCCAACAGGTTGAGTCCTGGGAATATGACATCCGCCTCACTCATCCTGCTTCTGATGCAGTCGTGTTGGAGCGGCTACGTGGCACTGGTCTTAGCCGTCGCGCTGCTGCTTTTGCGATTGCTTCGACAGAGGACATCGCCGCTCGCTGCCGCATCGAGCTACCCAAGGTCGACCGACTTCGGTATCCGCTCCCAGACGGTCAATCTTCACGAGACCTCATATGGTCTTGGCTCCGCGACGGCTGGAGCTATCGCACGCGCAGCAACCGCCGAATACAACAGCATGAAGCGGAGTATGTTGCGCGTCTGAAGTACGAGATGGACCTGATTACCGACAAGGATTTCATCGACTACTTCCTGATGTTGAGCGATGCGGTCCGCTGGGCGAAGGATCGCGGCATCCCGGTCGGGCCGGCTCGTGGCTCGGCTGCGGCCTCCCTCACCTGTTACCTCTTGCGGATCACCGAGGTTGATCCACTCCAATTCCCCATGATGTACTTCGAGCGTTTCATCGCTCACAACCGGACCGACGTCCCGGACATTGACCTGGACTTCTCGGATGAGCGCCGGGACGAGTTGCGGCAGTACTTGGTCGAGAAGTACGGTGCGGACCGCGTTGGCAACATCGGTACGTACACGAAGTACAAGGGCAAGAATGCGCTCATCGACGTCGCCCGGGTGAATGGGGTGCCGGACTACGAAATCAAGGTCATCAAGGATCTGATGATTGACCGAAGCTCCGGCGACGCGCGAGCTGAGGGAACGCTCGAAGACACCATCGCGATGTTCCCCCAAGCGCAAGCCGTCATGGAGAAGTTCCCAGAGCTATGGAAGGCTCTGCGGTTGGAGGGGAACTATCGAGGCTCTAGCGTCCACGCCGCTGGGCTCGTAGTGGCCAACGAGCCGCTGACTGATGCGGTCGCAACATACGAGCGCACGAGCGGTACCGGCACCCACCGCGTGACACGTCAGGTGGTCTCGGCCGACAAGTACGATGCGGAGCACTTGGGCCTGATGAAGATCGACGCGCTTGGACTCTCGACAATGGGGATGATCCAGCACTCGCTCGACATCGTCGGGATGACCCTGGATGAGTTGTACACCGAGACGGCCGACCTGGACGACCAGACCATCATCCAAGCCTTCCGCGACGGCGATGTAACGGGCATCTTCCAGTTCGGCGGAGGCGCGACCCGCATCGTCAACGCGGATGTCAAGCCAGATACATTCCTGGAGTTAGCCGACATCAACGCGCTCTCGCGCCCCGGACCGCTTCACTCTGGATCGACTCAGGACTACATCGACATCAAGCACGGCCGGAAGCGTCCGCCCACCCAGCACCCGGCCGTCGCGAAGATCACATCCTGGACCAAGGGCCAGATCATCTATCAGGAGCAGATCCTGGCGGCAACGCTAGAGATCGGAGATATGGGATGGGTGCACGCCCAGGAGATTCGCAAGATTGTTTCGTTGAAACACGGCGTGGCCGCGTTCAATATGAAGTTCCCGATGTTCGCCGAGGGTGCTCGCCGGCTCCATGGGATGACGGAGGAGGAGGCATCCGACATCTGGCGCCGGATGGCGACGGCCGGGACCTACGCATTCAACATAGCGCACAGCGTGTCATACGCGATGCTGGCCTATTGGACGATGTGGTTCAAGGTTTATCACCCGGCAGCATTCTACGCAGCCTCACTACGTAAGTTTCCTGATGAGCAATATTGGCTATTGCGCGATGCCTTGCGGCACAGTATTGACATTCTCCCGCCCGATCCAAATCGCAGCCCGATCCACTGGGCGGTTGAGGGCACGTCCGTCCGAAGCGGACTGTTGACGCTCCCTGGGGTCGGTGAGGCGCTCGCAGCGGAGATCATCCGGGACCGGAAGGTGCGCGGGTCGTTCGACAATTGGGGGGAGTTGATACGAGTCAAGGGCATCGGGCCGGCGAAGCTCGCGCCGATTCTCGATCGCGCTGGCGATGACCCGTTCGGGATCTATGCAGTAGAGCGCAAGATCCAGACCGTTCGTGATTGGCTCCGCTCCAACCCGGGCATGCCCTACCCAACGCACAAGGGGACGGAGATCCCAACCGAGGGTGACCACGACATTGTGTTCCTCGGGTTACCGGTCAAGCGCGACTCTCGTGACGTCATCGAGGATGAGCGCGGCCAGACCGGCGAGGACTATGAGACCATTCGCGGCCGGATGAAGGACCCGGACAAGATCAAGCGGATGATCGTGCACGTGGTCGACGACACCGACACTACCGTGTACCTACGCTGGAACCGTTGGAACTTCGCTAAGGGCAATACTGAGCGAGCACTATGGGACATGAGGCTTGGAGAGGACCTGATACTGGTACGGGGTCGCAAGCGTTCCGGCTTCGGGACTTCCATACAGGTCAAGGACTTCTGGATCATCAATCCGGACGACTGAGGAGAGTTGTGATCATCCCCCGCTCTATAGCAGAAGAGATCCGCAAGCACTCTCTCGAAGCTGCGCCAGCCGAGGCGTGCGGGGTGCTGAGTGGGCCTACCCTGGTGTGTCACCCGGTGAAGAATCTCTCAACAGTTGAGGGGTACTTCGAGATGGACCCGGACGAGGAGTTGGAGGTGTTCATCTCTGCGGCCGAGCAAGGGCGAACCATTTGGGCCGTATGGCACTCTCACCCGACTCAGCCCGCCATCCCGTCGCCGGCCGACATCGAAATGGCCCTGGATCGAGACATCATTTACCTCATATGCTCGCCAACTCGCGAAGGCAGCGGGCAACTACGAGCATGGAGGATCGTCGCTGGAGCTACCGCCGAAATCCCGGTGGAGATCAACGAGGAGGAATGAAAGTGATCAAGAAGATTCTCTTGAGTGTCATCGGGACGATGACGCTCCTTCTGTTCGTTCCGGTCGACGGGGCCGGAGCTTCGCCGACTGGGCCGGTCCCGATACCCCAGGTGGACCCCAACGCGACCGTCGAGGTGATGCCGGAGGTCATGACCCCGGAGATCCTCGCGTACAAGCGTGCCAACCAGGACGCCCGACCGCTTCGAGCGGCGCGAGCGATGTCGGCCGGCCCGGCCGGATGGTCGTTCAACTGGTACAGCTACAGCGACACCTTCGTGAACGGGGGCGGCCACACGATCGCCAAGTACGTCGTCGCGGTCGAGGAGTACCGCATCGGTGAGAACTACGGCGTGACCCTGCATCGCGGGTATGCCTCCGGACGGCGCTACCCGGAGTACGGCGTGACTGGCATCCTGGTGGACCGCTCAGCGTACAGCCTGGCCGAGCCGCCCGGATCGACGCAGGTCCTTCGGGCCGAGACGCTCGCGGACGCGCTGGATGGCGGAACCTGCTGCGCGACTTCGCGTACCACCAGCGTGGGCGTTCGGGAGTGCTCGTTCTGCGGCGAGGCGCGAGCATCCGGGATCTTCGTGATCAAGTGGAACGGGACGTACTACAAGAGCGCCAACACCCTGAGCAATCTCACGCAGGCCAACTACGCCCTCCGCTGATGGCCGGCTACGCCGATGAGATCGGCATCGTCCCCGATCGGGCCAGCGCTCGCGACATCCTGAGGCGAGCAACCGAGCTGGATGCCCGGCGGTTGTGGCGGATCTCCAACCAGGTTGATGCTATCAACCGGCTCCTTGCGGCGAGCGCTACGCCGGAAGGAGCCAGCTATGGGGCGGAGATGGCCGCTCTCCACGAGCGGCTCGCTCTCGCAGAGCGTCGGTCTCAGCTGCTGATTCAACAACTACGGTCCAGCTCGCGGGCATGGGGGCGCCCGGAGGCTCTCGCGCTGGAAGCGGTCATAGCCGAAGTCGAGAGAATCACCAATTTGCCGGGCGCGCGGGGTAGCGCCAGCGCGGCCGGCGAGAAAGGCTAGGGGAGCCGAGTCGGGCGAGGTTACAAAAGCAAGCGTTGTGTCGGCGAGCGCAGATAGCGGCGTGAGCGACCGATCCGTGACCTAGGCACGGGGAGTTTGCGAGTAGTGCTCAGTGGAGGTTCCGACTCGGCCCCACCGACCGGAGGGTGGGGGTGGCGTTCCCCGTGCGCTGCCCTCGCCCTCCTCCCAACAGAAGGATCGGAAATGCCGGACATGGAGCACGGAATGAAGGCCGACCCGAGTCAGTGGAGCGCGCGCGAGGAGATCAAGAGGGCGATAGAGGGAACCGAGGACAATCCTCGCCTCCCGGACACGCCGATCTTCGATCTGTTGGCGCGAGCCAACTCGATCCGGAGGGAGGTCAATTCCACTCAGGCGCAGGCGCCGGAGGACACTCCGGACATCACGCGGACGGCCCAGATGCTGGACGGCGTGATTCAGTCCGTGGAGCGCGCGGCGGCCGAGCTGGTGGCCCGACTCGCGCCGGTCCTGACCGATATCGACGTACCGACTTCGGTGGCGTTCGATCGGGATCTGCATCCGGCCTCGACTCACGGCCAGGCGCTCTGGTCGTTCTGCCTGCGGCTGTCGGCGGTCGAAAGCGTGCTGGTGGTTACCGAGTCGCGTCTGGCGGTCTGACGTGCCTCTCCTGGAGCCGACCGGCCTACCGCAGTGGTACATCGACTGCTGTAACGAGATGAGTGCCCGCGCCAGCGCTCTGGTCTCTGAGGCCGACAACGCGTCCAACGTCCTCTTCGGACGGTCGCTGTACGGCGACCGGGTGTACGTCGGCTCGCGCGACGTGGATGACGACCGCGTCACGAACCTGCTGCGGGATGTCGCGTTCAACCGGCATTCGATGAACGACGGGCAGCACGTCTCGCCACTCGACAACGGCCGACTCCAGGTCGGGACGGATGGGATCATCGTCAAGCTGGTCCAGGGCCTCGATGAGGCCGCATTCAAGCGCACGCTGGACATGGCGACCCGCGCGACGATCGGGATGGACCTCTCGCAGCCGATCCCGGGCGACTGGGAGCCATGCCCCGAGTTCACCGCCGCGCGGGCGAGGCAGCTCGACTCGCCGGCCGATCCGTCCAACCGGGGTGACGTGATCGAGCTTCGCTGCGGCCATGCCAGTCACCGATCGACCACGATCAACCCAGGCTGGCAGGGCGAGGAGACCTCGGTGGGCCTCGCCCTGCTATGGGAGGGACAGGTGGCCGGGGGCGAGTGGGAGGAGATGCTGAAGGGCGGACTCCAGACCGCGCTGGAGTCGCAGGTGATCGTGTTTGCCGTCTCCGGCATCTCGCGTACGTGCACCCACCAGCTCGTGCGCTCCCGTCGGGCCGCCTTCCACCAGCAGTCGCAGCGCGCGAGTTTCTACGGTGTCGCGCCGGAAGTCCGGATGCCCGAATCGGTCTGGCTCAACCCGCGCGCTCGGCGGGCCGCACTGGACGCCTATGCTGCCGCACAAGAGGCATACCGGATCATCTGCGAGGAGGACATCAGCTACCAGGACGCGCGATTCGTTCTCCCGGAAGGGACGACCAACTACATCCTCTGTGAGTACAACGTCAAGGAGTTCCGCGATGTCTTCGCCTATCGCGGTTGCTCGATGTTCTCCTGGGAGATCGTCCATGTGATGCGGGAGATGCGGCGCCTCTTGGTCGAGGCCCATCCATTCCTCGCGGACTTGATCAAGATCAGCTGCGAGAAGACCAGCCGGGCAAAGGATCGCGACCCTGGATATGCGACGCTTCCGGGCGGGGAGGGCGCGGCCCACACATGTACCTTCCAGGGGTGGGAGCGCGTCGATGGGCAATGCGACTTCCCGTGGGCGCGCGACACCAACCGCACGTTCCGCTCGGCCACGTACGAGATCGGGCGGAAGCCGGAGACCTACAGTCCGGCGGGACTCCTTTCGGATGCCGAGGCGAAAGAGCGAGCAGCTGAGCTTCTGAAGCGTCGTCGTCCCGGATCATCTCATCCCGCAGCCCAAGCCATCGCGAGGCACCCGGAGGAGGATGGGTTGGCCCACGAGTTGAGGGAGATGGCGCGTTCGGATGGAACCATCGGCGCCGGAGACCCCGGGGAGCCACGCGTGCCCTCCACGGACTCCGAGGCTCGCCGGCCGGACCACTACCCGGGGCGAGGTGGGTGGTAGTGAGAACCGCTGACGAGATCATCGAGGAGATCAAGGTCAGCTCGCTGTCGGCCGAGGATCTCGGCCGGATCATGTCGGCTGCGACGACCAAGATGATGGCCAATGCCTTCGTGGATGGCGGTCTCGACATGATGAGCGACCCGGGGATCTGGGGTCGGTTCAATACCAGCACCGGTCTCATGCCGGAGATCTGTGGCGCTCGCGGGGTGGGCGAGCACCGAGGGAAAGTCTGCGTCCGAGATGCAGGGCATCCCGCTATCGAATCGATGTTCGGGCACCGCGACAAGGATGGGAATGAGTGGTAATGAGTCGAGTTGTTCGTCAAGGTGGGGGTTCACTCGCCAACCTTCACCTGGTCGTACTTCCCCAGCTCTCCGGCATACGGTCCATCGTCAACGAGTCCAAGGGCCGGGTCGAGCTACGGACTGTCTTCGGCTCTCTCTATTTTCAGGCCGAGGACCGGGTGGCCATCGCGGCCTACCTTTCCGATCTCGCCGACGCAATTCTCAGCTCGGAGGCCAAGTCATGAACCTCACCCTGGCCACCCTTGTATCGGTTGAATGGCCGACCTTCAGCGTCGCCAATGGCCAGTACGAAGTGACAGTGCATAAGGGAGTTCTGACCTGGGCGGTGACGGACGGTGTGCTGTTGGTCGAGGAGTACCCCGAAGGTGCCACACGCATGTTGGTCGACCAGTGGGATTACCTCCCAAAGCAGACTTTCATCTACCCATTGACTTCTGTGCGTCGGTTCCGAACCGAGCCGGCTTCAGAGATGGTGAAGTAGATGGATGTCCGGCGTGACTTCGAGGCGCGCCCTCCGCGCGAGCCGTTGATGTCGCTCGCGGCCTATGTCCGCGACTTCCAATGGCGTTTCCCTGTTGATCGGCGGGACATGGTAGTGGAGTTCTGCCGGACTGCCCCGGACTTCCGCATGGCTGTTCGGCGGGCTTGTGCCAGCCGGAACGCTCTAGGGAAGATGCACAACCACCAATCCCGGGTCCGGGAGTCGGACCGAGTGATTTTTGGCGATGAGATCATCTCCAATGCTCGCGCCGTGGAGGACTTCGCCCGGCTCGAAGGATTCGACTCCATGCATGACTACTTGGACCATATCAAGCCGCAAGGCATCGGCCCGGTGACGGTGTATGACGTGGCGGTCCGGTTGGGCGCCTACTTCGGGGTGGAGCCGCAGTCACTCTACCTCCACGCTGGAGTACGGCAAGGATGGATCTCGATGAAGCTCGCGCTCGAAGGAGTCGCATGGCCAACGAGGGGAGCCGGGTCAATTCTCGCACAGATTCGTGCTGAAGCTCGCCAGCCGTACATTCGGCGCGAAGACTGGCCCAAACCGCTACAGGTACTCACGGCGGATGAGGCCGAGGACTTCTGCTGTACGTACCGCGAAGAGATCCGACGGTACCGGAATACGCACGGCCGACTGGAGGAAGGGCAATGACGCCAGAACAGATGTTGGAACGCTCCTTGCGATTGAGCGTTCAGGGCCACCAGATCATCCATCTGGAATGGGAGCCGGCCGAGAATCCGGGCGAGCCAGACAAGCGAATTGTCAAGAGCGCCCGACCCGCCACCTCTGTCGAATTCAAGATGTGGGATCGACTCCTCATCTTGGAGCGTCTCGTGAATGGTTACGAGCGCGACATCAACGAGTTGAGGGCCGAGATCGACCGTCTGCGGAGACCCGCTAGTTACCACGCGAGTGAGCCGAAGCGCGTCTGAGATGCTCGGCCGGTTCTTGACTTGGTACGGTTGGCGCCGTCTAGAGCGACATGTCTTCGTCCGGCCGAGGCATTACATCCAGTACAGCGCGCGTCATCGGGACGGCAGCCGGACCATCTATCCATCCGAGGCTGCATATCGGAATGACCCGGTCTGGGACCGGGGTGGCGCTGTGACCGAAGCTCGCGCCATAGACGCCGAAGGTCGACCATTGACGGGGTGGACCGGGGTGTATCCAAAAGATCCCAAGGCGATACGTAGGGAATGGGATGACTGATGCCGCGCTGGGTTGCGTATGGGGTAACTCTGTTGGCCGTGTCCGAAATCTGTAGCGGTCGGGATTGGCAATGGATCATCGCCAGCATCATATTCGCTTGGTGCGCCGTGTTTGAGAGCGAGCGAGCCGATGTCCGGAAGTAGAGCATCCTCACCTCGCCGGCCCAAGAAGTTCCGAGGCCTGGAGGCCGAGCTACACGAGCAGGCGCGCGAAGGCAAGTTGGACGCCGTGCGGCACGGCCATGGCGTCTGTGAAGATTGTGGGGGAGAGCAAGCAAAGGGCATCAATGTGGTCTACAAGAAGGGCCATGTGAAGTGCCATAACGGACCGGGTTGTAGGGCGCGCCAGAAGCGCGCTGCGCGGAAGGCAGAGCGCGATGACGGATGAGTTCATGACCGAGGCGATGGTGGATGTCCTCATCCGGGAGCGCTGCCCGGCGTGTGGCGGGGAGCTACTGCCGCCATGGCTCTCGGTGACCGGCTCGGAGCGCTCCATACTCCAATGGCGGTTCTGTGCGGCTTCGTGTGGGCTATGGTCGGCCGTCTGCGAGCGCGTTCCGCTCCGGCCGCACCTGATCGTGGCAACTCCCGGCCCGCTTGCCTACGCGGCCGCAGCTTTGTCCGGGGAGATGTTGTTCCCGGAGCTGGTCAAGTATGAGCGGTCCCGCTGCGGCCGGGAGGGGCATAGCATACCTGTAGACATGAACTGATTTCGCCGGGTCGGGTCGGCACGTCCGAATGCGGGCGGCCGTCCTGATGTGTCCATAGAGGGAGTCGCCGTGGCAAGAGTCGCTGGGTGGGAGATCGAAGACACACCCTACATCACCGCCATCTGGTTGGACCCGGGAGGGACGACCGGGTGGTGCGTCATGTCCGTACTCCCGGAGGCTCTGTCTGATCCGGATATGCGCATTCTGGACAACATATATCACTGGACGTCGGGCCAGATCGTTGGCCCGGAACCGGATCAGGCGGACGAGATCGCTGAGTTGATCACGGCTTGGCCCGGCGCTCTAGTCGGCATCGAGAGCTTCGAGTTACGGCAGTTCCGGAAGGACCGGGATCTGCTCTCTCCGGTCCGGATCGGCGCCATGGTGGAGTGGGCTGCGCTACGTGGCGGGGGAGCCGGTGTCCGGGCGGACGCTCCCCCGGCCGTGGTCGAATGGCAATCGCCGTCGCTCGCCAAGAAGACCGCATCTGACGACTCCCTCAAGGAGTGGGGCCTGTACCGGCGGGAGGGTGGTGAGGAGCACGCCCGAGACGCTACCAGGCACGCCATCACTTTCTACCGGCGTTGTAAGTCCGGGGCGCAGGGCTCCAAGGCCGGCGAGACCCGAGCGCGGCACCTACGGGCGCGAGCATGGCCGTACCGCTTTGCGGAGGACGAGGGGCCGGACGGCTCGGCTACGGGTGCGGGCATTGGCTAGCGGTGGAACGGGAGGGCATAGCGTGGGCGTCTCGCTCGTTCGGGCGGTCCGGCGGACGGGAGATGCCCGCCGGACCTTCCCCGGCGCGCCCCCGGTGCAAAGGGCGCCTGGAACGACAAGGGGTCGCAGCCTTGTCGTCCGCGCGTAAGCGTACGCGCTCGCGCGTCCGTCCCAACCGGCGCGAGGCACAGAGGGCTTGGGTCGTTCGGATTGGTGATCACTCCTACGCGCGTAGCTCGCGCGATACGACGCGAGGCGGACATGTTCCTTACGCGCGTAGGAGTGATTGTGATTTTTTGAAAATCCATGTTAGTCGTGCCGCGCGGGTTGGGGCCAGCGAGCGCGTACGCTCCCGGGTCGGTCGCGCGTAGGAGTGAGGGGCGGGTCGTCATGCAGATCAGCGAGGCGCAAGCCAAGTCGGCCGAGATCGGTCTAGAGCCGGGATCATTCATCCGGGTTGATATCTCGGCTGAAGTGGAGAAGGTTGGCCGGAGTGGAGCGATGCGACTCCGGGATACTGGGTTCAAGTCGGAGAGTATGGTCAGCTCGCGTCATGTCGCGGATGGTGACTTGAAGATCCGAAAGGACCGAGACGAGTTCACCGGGACTCTTCACGGCTACTTTGAGGAGTGGCTGGGTGGGTCTACCGGGGTGGCACTTCGGATCTCTGGGAATGGCGTGGTCTCCCGGATATCTGTGCATCACATCACCGACTTCCGTATGTTGAGTCCTACCCTCGGCGCATGACGACTTTCGGACCGTTCGATGAGCCGGTGGATCTGGTCAACTCGGAGTACGGCGGGGGACGCGGCCTGGTTCAGCTCGGCCCGGAAGGGCGCGAGCTGTACGGAGGCGAAAAGCTCGGCATCATTACCCGAGCTGCGAAGCGGATCGAGCGCGACCCGGGAGCGCTAGGCGTCGAGGACGCTGTGGACCCGGTGACGGGGATCTCGGTGACCGAGGCGCAGGCCGAGGGAGTTGTGGAGCCTAGGTAGGCTCGCATCCCATATTGCGGGGCCTAGAATGAAGAGAGGGGCGGTGACCTCCCATTGACCAGGGACAAAGATCAGGAGGGCAGGCCATCAGCCGCTGAGAAGTCGCGTGATGGGCTCCCGGACAACGTCACGACGCTCACACCGCGAGAGCGGTCGAGCGCAGTCGGCCGGGCCAATTTCGCCAAGGGCACCGAGGCCGCAAAGGAGCGCGGACGTGTGCCGCGTGATCCCGACTACGTGAGCCGTCGTCAGCAGTTCGTGGATGGCACGTTGAAGGTCGAGGATCTGGAAGACGAGGAGTTGGAGAAACTCCAGTTCAAGGATCGTCACGGAAACTTCACAGGGCGCCCTCCTGCCCTCACGACCGCGCAGCAGCGCCAGCTCCATGTCGAGTGGCGAAAGCGCATTGCCCGACGTTTCGAGGCCGAGGCCGCTGCGGCGATGGAGGTCATGAAGTCCATCATGAACTCCAGGGGCGCCAAGGATACGGACCGCCTACGTGCGGCCGAGATGATGCTGGCGCGTGCTATTGGTCGAGAGCAGCAGACGGTCGTGAATGTGAATGCGACCTGGGAGGACTTCGAAGAGGGCACGATTGTGGAGATCAACCGGGAGGATGTCGGATGAGTACCCCGGGTCGGCGCCGGGTGTTGCGGGCGCTGGCTGCTCGGAAGCGAGCGAATGCCGCGCGGGTAGCACGTGGGCAGAAGCCCATCCTTCAAGGGAAGCAAGTAGCTCTGTCGACCTTCAACTGGAAGACCGGAGCCGGACTCACCAAGAAGAAGGCAAGGCAACGAGTCAAGAAGCGCGGATGATCGCCGAGCGGGATGGAATTTGCGCTCGCAGGGATCTCCACTGGGACGCGCCAGAATCCGCGCGGTTCGAAGAGGGAGACTCAATCGCCTGGTCCTTCGTCGGCGCCGGATGGGCTCACATCCAATGTGTCCGGGATGAGGAAGAGCCAGAGGAATTCGCCGGTACGCCGCGCTGGAAGTCGCAGGCGTCCTAAGTAGACGGAGGGGTAATGATCAAGAGCAAGAGAGTTCTGAAGCTCCATTCCCAGTACGCGGGCGTGGTGCTCTTCACGAATGGTGAGGAGGGGATGGCGGAGGAGCATATCAGCCAGGTCCGTCTACCCGAGCAGGACTGGATGGATATGCTGTGCCCTCGTGAACTCACTGTCACGATCGAGCCGGGCGACAAGCTCAATGTCCCGGGTGTGGAGGGAGCGGATGAGATCGCGCGCTCGGTCACGACTCCGGCCAAGGAGCGTGCGGGCGGCCCCTCGGACCCGTACGGAGTTCGTCCGAATAGGACGGACTGATGCCCGACAGCGATGTCATTGGGGCCGAGGACGGCGAGAGCGTCAGTGACGCCGGTCATGGCCCGGCTGTCCCTGCTCCCTCGGTCGAGCCGGAGGACAGCTGGCTGGGCGCGGATGAAGTCATCCGCATCCTGAAGTTCTGCGGGCAAGTAGGTCGGCTACTCGGTCTGCCCGACTTCCGGTATGTCTTCGCGGCTGATCCGTCCGAAGAGGACTGTCATGCGTCCGTGACGGTTGCCTCGAAACGGTACGTTGCCGTGGTCGCCGTGAACAAGGAGTGGGGCGGCTACACGGTACGGGCGAAGGCCGAGAGCCTGGCGCATGAGGTACTCCATTGCTTCATGGCTCGGCTCGATGAGATCTGGGATCAGGCCTGCTTCAACGACTTCATCCCCTCGCCGACCGCCCAGATGCTCCAGCGGGTCTGGGTCCGCGAGATGGAGCTGGTCGTGGATCTCCTGACCATGTTCGTCTACAACACCAAGGATCTGGAGAAACTCTGGGACGACTGCGGACCGTCCGAAGAGGACGAAGTGACACCCATAGGACCGTCCTGAGAGGACCGTTATGGCATTCCAGGAAGTCGGCAAGCTGTTCCATTCCCAGGATGGGCTCTACTTCGGACGCACGGAGGACGGTTCGGTGTACGTCCGATGGAATAGCAATGAGACCACACTACCCGAGGCAAGCTGGGCGAGCGTTGTAGCCTCGGTATCGGCGCGCGGCGACAACTCGAAGACGTGGGCCGAGGCTTGCGACTTCCACAATGGTTTCGAGGATCATTCATGAGGTTCCCGCCCGATGGCATAGGCAAGGTCGACATCCTAGTGGTCCTGATAGGACTGTTGGCCTTGATCGCGATTATGGCCGTGCTCTTCACTCGGATTCCCGGATGACCGGGGCGCGGCTCGAAGCTCGGCTGACGGTATCGGGCAATCACTGCACCGTTCACGGATACCACTGGCCTGAGCCGCTTCGGACCGTCAAACACCACATTCTTCCGGAGAGCGAGGGAGGGAAGGCGACCCCGGACAACCTTGTCCTGGTGTGCGATACCGGGCACTACAGTATTCACCACATCCTCGACATAGCGTTGGCGACCGGGAAGCTCCCCGCGCTCGGCACCCGCAAGGAGCGCGAGATCGCATCCGAGGGTTACCGGCGGATCAAGGCCAAGGCCAACAAAGCTCCGAAGTAGACGGACGTGACCGAGCTGCCACTTTGGTTCTGGGCCATCCCCGGTACCGTCTTCCTCTTGACGGCAGCGCTGCCGCTCATATCGCGAGCGCTGTACGGGAGGAGGGTGTGGGGCGATGCCGAAGATTCTGGCGGTCAGTCCGAAGAGGACGTTTGAGGCCGTTGGATACTACCCACACCCGGGCCAGGCCACGATCCACCGCTCAAAGGCGCGTCATCGGGTCGCCTCCTGCGGTCGCCGGTACGGCAAGACGAACGTGGGCGGGGCCGAACTTCTGCTGGAGCAACGCCGCACCCGGCTTCTCCTGCCACAGCTCTACCACACCGGAAAGCGCCGGGAGTTCTGGATCGTGGGGCCGGAGTACACGGATGCTGAGAAGGAGTTCCGTTGGCTCTATGACCGGTTGAGCGCTCTGGGCGCTCCATTCGACCGACCCGGCACGTACTACTCGGCCCATGACGCGGACTTGGTACTCTCCATGTACGGCGGGAAGTTCCTGGTTCAAGGCAAGTCCGCAAAGCATCCGGAGCGCCTTGTGGGTGAGGGTCTGGCCGGCGTGATCATGGCCGAGGCCGCGAAGCAGCGCGAGACAACGTGGACCAAGTACATCCGGCCGACACTTGCCGATGACCTAGGTTGGAGCCTCCATACTTCTACCCCAGAGGGCCGCAATTGGTTCTATGACTTGTGGGTTCGTGGTCAGTCCGACCGATTCGCGGAATGGGAGAGCTGGCGCCGACCGGCCTGGCTCAACTCGTATGTGTACCCGCTCGGTATCCGGGACCCAGAGGTCAAGTCACTCCGAGAGGATCTGACCGTGGAGAGCTTCAACCAAGAGATCGCGGCTATGTTCACGGAGTTTGCCGGCCGTGTGTTCAATGAATGGGATGACGAAGTACACCTGAAGGATCTCAGCTACAACCCGGCCTGGCCGGTCTATGGTGCTTGCGACTACGGCTTCACCAATCCGTTCGTCTGGCTCGTGATCCAAGTCTCCCCGGTCGACGGTACGGTGTATGTCATCGATGAGTTCTATCAGGACGGGCTCACGATCGATGAGATAGCCGCCGCGTTGTATTCCCGGCCCGGATTGGTGCCTACGGCCATGCGGGAGTTCTTTCCGGACCCGGCGTCCCCCGGAGACTCCCGGGTGCTGGAGCAGCGCCTACGGCTGCGCTCGCGGGGCGGTACCGGTGGGGAGTTGAATGACCGGCTGCGTTTGATTCGCGCCGCGCTTAAGGTCCGCAACCGGCGTTTGCCCAACGGCGACTCGGAGCGGCGGCCGAAGCTGTTTGTGGATCGTACCAAATGTCCCAATCTCGTCCGTGAAATGAACATGTACCGGTACCCCAAGAAGAAGGGCGAGGTTGACAAGAATTCACCCGAGCTACCCATGAAGAAGGATGACCACGCGCCGGAGGCACTTGGCCGTGCATTCATCGGTTTGTTTGGCCGGGGCGGTGCTGGTCGCGCGTCGGTCGAGGATGCCGACCTAGCGGCCTAGACTCCGCGCACCTAGACGTCGGAGGGGACGATGACATCACCGGGCGCAGCCGCGTTCACGCCATACAGCACGGTGCGCTCGTTGCTCGGTACGCTGCCCGAATGGATGGCGCTGCTTGACGCGGAGCGGACTCGGAGCTACGCGCTCTATGAGCAGATGTACTGGAACGTCCCCGACACTTTCAAGCTTGTTCTTCGCGGTACTGATGCATCACCAATATATATTCCAACTGGTCGTCAGATTGTTGACACGGTTGACCGGTATGTGGGCGCCAACTTCGGCTGGACCATTGTCGGCGCCGAGGGAACTGAGGCCGAGTCGGCTCGTGCCGCATTCCAAGCCTTGTTCAACCGTGAGCGCTTCATGTCGTGGTACTCGGCCAACAAGCTCTTCGGGATCATGCGGGGAGACTGGGCCTGGCACGTGTTCGCGAACGCCGACAAGCCGGAGGGTGCGCGGATCTCCATCCGCGCCGTGGACCCGGGGTCCATGTTCAAGATCACCCATCCGGAGGACGTCGACCGGGTCATGGGCATCGACCTGATCGAGAACTTCACGGATGGTGACGACGAATTCGTCAAGGTCCAGCGCTACAGCAAGGGCGCTAACCCGTACGACCCGGCTACCGAGGATGGCCTGATCTGGTCCGCCTCCTTGATCTACACGCTGGATGACTACGGCGATCCGAAGGCGACGAAGACCATCCGCCCGGCCTCGCCTCTCCCGGCGCAGATCACGGCTCTGCCGGTCTACCACATTCCTCACAATGAGCAGCCGGGGAATCCCTTTGGATCGAGCGAGTTGCGGGGCCTGGAACGAGTCATGGCCGCCGTGAACCAGGCAATCTCGGATGAGGAGTTGGCTCTGGCGCTCGAAGGTCTGGGCGTCTACTCGACTGACGCGGGAGCGCCGATCGACCGCGCGACCGGCCGGACGACGACATGGAAGCTCGGCCCGGGGTCGGTGGTCAACCGGCCGGCCGGCACGACCTTCGAACGGGTTAGCGGGATCTCCACAGTTCAGCCCTACATCAATCACTTGGACTGGTTGATCAAGGCGCTCCGCGAGACGTCCGGGGCGAGCGACTCGGCCATGGGCAAGGTGGACGTTTCTGTTGCAGAGTCGGGCATTTCGCTCGTCATGCAGCTATCCCCCATTCTCGCGAAGGCGGCCAAGTACGACACGACCATCGGCGACATCCACCGTCAGATGTTCTTTGACCTCAAGGGATTCCTGGAGGCTTACGAAGGGATCGGGACCGGCCTGGCGCTGGTGGAGCCGATATTCGGGGCGAAGCTTCCCACGAACAGGCCCCAGGAGATCACGAACATCCTGGCGATTGTTGAGGCGACCGGGATGATGGAGTGGGGGATTCGCGAGCTGGCGAAGCTCGGATACGAGTTCACTCCAGAGGACATTGCCGCCGCGCTCGCGGACCGGCAAGCGCGCAATACCGATCCGTTTGCGGCTCGTGCTGCTGCGGAAACAGGAGGGGAAGAGTAGATGGCCACCGTCACAGTCACATTCCAGCGAGAGGACGGAGTGCGCAACTTCGATCTCTCTCAGTACGGGACGATCACCAGCCGGTCGGCCCCGGCTCCGCGAGCCGCTCATCCGGACCAGGCGCGCGACCCGCTCAGCCGCCAGACCGTCATCGTGGTCAACACCGGGGCGATCACTCTGGCGGAGGTCCAGCGAGCGCTCCTGGCGGCCGGAATCAAGGCGTCGGCGGTTTGAGTGACCAACGCACAAGCGGCCATGATTGCTGCCACATCCGGTGTCAGTTGGGACACTAAGCAGGCGATTCGACGCGCCGAGGAATTCAAAGCCTGGCTGGACGCCCAGGATGCCAAGCCGTACTCGGAGACCCTGGAGGAGATCCTGCGCGCCAAGGCCAAGTCGGTCATCTCGGAGGAGTTGCATGGGATCAGTCGATCCTCGTGAGCCGCTCCGGGCGGTCCTGGGGGTCCATCGCGTCTCGGATGCAGAGATCCGGCGTCTACTTAGGACGGCTGCGGCCGACCTGACAGACGTCATTCTCGCCAACCCTCTGGATACCGGGGTCGGGACGGCGCTCCGACAGGCCCAACTACGGATCCAAGCCGATGAGATCCTCCGGACACTTTGGCTCAACACCGGGCGGACCGTGACGCGAGGCCGGCTGGCCGCCGTAGCTCGCGCGGCGCAGCTCGGAGAGTCCCAGATGCGCCAGCTCCTGGGCGATCTCCCACCCCGGGCGGTCCAGCAGCTGCTAGATGGCACACGTATGGCAGCTAGGATGGCCGTAGCTCGCGCAACGGCCCGTTTGGCAGGCGAGGGTGCCTATGACCTGTCCGTTCGCGTCTATCGCAACTACGCGCTCATGCGGGGGCGCGTCGATCGCATGGTCAACTCGGCTATCGCCCGCAACCTGGGGGCGCGAGAGCTGGCGCGGGAGGCTCGCGCCTACATCCTCCCGACTGCGCCGGGTGGAGCGAGCTACTCGGCGCTGCGACTCGCCCGGACCGAGATCAACAACAGCTTTCACGCCATGACGACCGGCTACTATGCGGACAATCCGCTCGTGGACCAGATGCGGTGGCAACTATCGAGGTCTCATCCGCGCGCTGACACCTGCGATGACTTGGTTGGGGATTACTCGAAGCTTGAGGTGCCGTCCAAACCGCACCCACAGTGCTTCTGTTATGTCACACCAGCTCCGCTCAACGAGCGCGAGGTCTTGCGGCGTCTCGATCGCGGCGAGTTGGACAGTTGGCTGCAGCGTATGGGAGTCTAGTTCGGACTGTTGGCTCGTGCCCCGGTCCCCACCGGCACCGCAGCTAGGATCGGCCGCCATCGGCCCGACCGCCACGACCAGGGAGAGACTGAAACATGAAGCTGAAGATGCGTCCTCGTCCGCTCGCGTGGATCGACGGTCGGCCGGTGTGGCCGTTCGCCGGTGCCGAGGGTGAGGGCGAGGGCGACAACGCGACCGGTACACAGGGCGGTACTGGGGGCGCCGGCTCCACACAGAGCGGTGGTACGTCGGATGGTGGGACGTCGGACAAGAAGGACGACGCACAGAGCGGCGGTCAGTCCTCTTCGGACGACAAGGTGGAGCGCTCCGAGTTCGAAGCGATCAAGCAGAAGATGATCGCTGCGGACCGGCGTGCGGAGGCCGCAGAGAAGAAGGCCAAGGAGTACGAGGACAAGGACAAGGGCGAGCTGGAGAAGGCCACAGAGCGGGCCGAAGCAGCCGAGAAGCGCGTCCAGACCCTCGAAGACGAACTGGCCGACATGCGGCTCAACCAGGCGATGTTGACCGATCCCAACTACGGCGCGGACAAGTGGCACGACGTCGAGGACGTCCTGACGCGACTTCGCAAGGCCGTGAAGGACGACGGGTCATCGGTGACCATCGCCGAGGACGGCACTGTCAAGGGCGTCTCGGCGTTCCTGAAGCAGCTGGCGACCAACAAGAAGTACCTGCTCAAGACCGCAGCGCAGAACGCGGGTGGGGGAGCTTCGGGCGACCCGGCCAACGGCGATCGGCGCGGCGGTGGTGGCGGCTCGGACGGCGCGGGCACCGGCAAGTCCGGAGTCAGCAAGGAGCGTCGCGCGAAGCTCGCTGAGACCTACCCATCCATCCGACGCTGACGCAACTTCAGGAGGGCGCGTGAGCAGGTTCGACAAAGTCGAGCCGCTGGGCGGTAGCTTCAGGGCTGCCCTTGCCGCAGCGGTCGTCATTGGCGACGTCGGTGTGATCAAGGGCGTGTCGCTGAACTCCAGCGGTCGGCTCGTGCAGGGCGCTGCGGCGCTCGGCGCCTACAAGGGCGTCATCTGCGCGGATTACACCATGGCCGCCACCCAGCCCATCGACGTGATGACGGACGGCGAGATCGTGGATCTCCCGGCCGGTTTCACCGCTGGGGCCGACATCTTCATCGCCGTGGCGACCGGTCTTCTGACCATGACCGCGACGTCCAACCAGTACCTGGGGCACATGGTCGAGACCGACCGCCTCATCGTGCGGATTGCGAGGTGAGGGACGTGACCAAGGTCCTGGACCCCATCTTCGATCTGTCCCGGGTGTCGACCCTCGTGTACCCGGGCATGCGCCCGTTCGTCATCCCGGCCGGAGCGCTGCGCGCGCCCCGGTCCGAAGAGGACGCCGCACGGATCGTGGAGCTTCAGCGGCTCGGCGTGGTCCCCGGCTTCGCGGGTGGCGAGTACGGCTACAACTCCACGGGCGACTTGCTCACGCGGACGTCCGACGGATTCGACCTGAACGAGCTGTGGGACGAGTTCGTGGACGTCGTGAACCTGAACAACGAGCCGCGCGACAACATGGTCTCCTTCCTGACCTTCCCGGTGACGGAGCCGGTGGAGCGCGTTCCTCAGGCCGGAAACCTCGTCAACTTCGAGGTGGCCACCGAGTACGGCGAGCCGCGCGGCGTGCGCGTCAAGCTGACGTACTTCTCGCTGGCCTACGACATCGAGTGGTACGACGTCGGCGTGCGGTACACGTACCGCTTCCTGGCGACCGCTCCGGCGTCGCAGCTCCGGGCCATCGCCAACTCGGTCAACGAGGCGGACAACCGGAACGTCTTCACGAAGGTCATGCGGACGATCTTCAACTCCGCCAACCTGACCGCGACGATCGAGGGTCAGCCGTACACCGTCTACAAGTTCTACAACAACGACGGCACGGTTCCTCCGGCGTACAAGACGAACACGTTCCTCTCGACCCACCAGCACTACGTCACGAGCGGTGCGGCGACGGTGGACAGCGAGGACGTGGAGCGCCTCATCGGTCTGGTAACCGAGCACGGCTACGAGCCGGCTGTGGGTTACCAGCTGATCCTCCTGGTGAACAAGCAGGAGGGGACGCAGATCCGGAAGTTCCGGCTGGGGCAGACAAACAACAACGCGGCCGTGGCCAACTACGACTTCATCCCGGCCGTCAACCAGCCGGACTTCCTGCTGTCGGCAACGCAGCAGGTCGTGGGAGCGCGGCCGGCCGGAACGCTCCAGGGCCTCACGGTCATTGGGTCGTACGCGGACGTCCTGGTCGTGCAGGACGACTACATCCCGGCCGGGTACATGGTGTGCTTCGCGACCGGTGGGCCACGGAACCTGCAGAACCCTGTGGGCTTTCGGCAGCACGCGCAGGCCGCTCTTCAGGGCCTGCAGCTGGTTCGTGGTCCGGTGCCGGACTACCCGCTCATCGACTCCTTCTATCAGAGGATCTTCGGGACGGGCATCCGGCAGCGCGGCGGTGGCGCGGTCATGCAGGTCACCGCTGCCGGTTCGTACACGGCCCCGGCCGCGTACACGTGATCTCCGGGCGGGGCGCCCAAAGGCGGTCGGGTCTGCGGGCGCTCCGCACGGTTCCAACAGTCCGAAGAGGACGGAAGAGGACAACATGAGGCAGATCGACATGAGCAAGCCTCTCTCGGACGACGACCGGGACTGGCTGTTGGCGAACAACGGCGAGGATCAGGTGCGCCGGAACGCGGAGGAGCACGGCCTGGAGCTTCCGGAGGGGATGCCCAACCGTCCCGCCGGTACCGTCACCACCGGGGCCGAGCCGGCTCACCTCTCCGACCGGCTCTACCCCACCGGTCTCACTCCGGCCACGGCCGAGGCGGATCTGGATCGGCAGCGTCGGGAGGCGCAGTTTCAGGCCGCTCTGGATGCCGAGCGTCCCGAGGACGACCCGGACGTGGACCAGAGTGGCGAGGCTTCGCCGCTCGGTACCCGTGGGCTCACCGTGGAGACGGACGACAACCCGTACGAGAGCTGGAAGGGCGATGCCCTCAAGGCGGAGCTGGAGAAGCGCGAGCTGAGCAAGTCCGGGAACAAGGACGAGCTGGCGGCGCGTCTCCGGGCCGACGATGAGGAGCGTGCGGCAGCGGCCGAGGACGAGACGGCCGAGTGAGGTCTGGGGAGGGGCCGGGAGCAACCGTCTACTTCGGACGGCCCGGTCCCTCCCAACTGCAATAAACCAAGGGAGCGCTCAGCATGTTCACCGACTTCGCCAAGGGCCTGATGCTGGACGCCCTGGACGAGAGCCAGACCAATGGGGCCAAGTTCTGGTCCCTCCATTCGGCCTACTCCGCGACCGGCACCAGTGAGCTGTCCGGCGGTTCCTACGCTCGGCAGGCTGCGACTTGGGCTGCCGCGAGCGGTTCGCCCCGTACGAAGGTCTCCACCGGCTCGCCGGCCGCCTCATTCTCGGTGCCGGCCTCCACCGTCGCCTGGGTGGGGCGATGGGACGCGGTCACGGCCGGGAACTTCCTCGGCATGGGCCCGGCCGGTGGCGGAGCGCGTCGGCAGTTCAACGTCTCGGATGCGGCCGATGTCACCGCCAACACGATCGACTCTCCGGCGCACGGTCTCTCGGCTGGCAACCAGGTCGTGTTCTGGGCCGCTTCGGGCGCGGCTCTTCCGGCCGGTCTGACGGAGGGCACCATCTACTTCGTCATCGCGGCCGGCCTCACCACCGATGTCTTTTCCGTCTCGACCACGAGCGGTGGCAGCGCCGTCGACATCACCGGCAACGGGGACGGCGAGTTCCAGACGATCACACCGGAGGTGTTCGCCGGACCTGGTACGTACCAGCTGACGAGCGACACGCTCGCCCTGCCGTAGCTCGCGGCGTACGGTTCGGCCGTCCTCGGCCCGCACGGGGCCGACCAACAGGAGGATCCATGAACACCTTGAGGCGATGGCTCATCGTCTTGGCCGGAGCGCTCACGATCGTGGGCATCTCGCCGGCCGTCGCACACGCGGCGGTTACGAACACCCTGGGCAATGCGACGGTGGACAGTCCGAACGGGACGGACTTCACCTGGACGTGCACCGTCAACCCGGGCGGAGCGAGCATCTGGATCACCGGGACGTCCTGGAACGACCCGAGCAACCCGGCGTATCCGCAGCAGTTCACGGGCGCGGACGGGATGCCCTCGACCAACAACCGGACGAACGTGACCGGCAGCTCGCCGATCGTGCTGACGTTCAAGAGGGCGACGACGCTGGAGAACCAGTCGATGGGGTACCGGTGCATCTGGTACTCGTCCGCGACGACCAGCACCCAGCTCGGCAAGGACCCCACTGCGAAGTACGTCACCACGACGTTCGACAACGACCCGCCGAATGCGGTCCTCACCCAGCCCGACCCGGTGGACGAGGACGCCAACACGACTCTGACGGCGATCGACTCCACCGACCCGGACGACGGGATCGCCACGTATGACTGGGACTTCGGCGACGGTACGTCCTCGCAGAACCACGCCTGGTGGTTCGTGGATCACGTCTATGCCGATCCCGGGACCTACACGGTCACGGTCACTGTGCAGGACAACGGCGGTTTGACCGACACGGACTCCAAGTCGATCGTGGTCAACGACGTGAACGATCCGCCGGAGGCCGGCTTGACCGCCAGCCTCACGACCGTGGTCGAGGGCAACGCGATCATCGCGGACGCCAGCACCTCGACCGACCCGCAGCCGGGTGATGTTCTCAGCTACACGTTCGACTTCGGCGACGGGACCACAGTCGGCCCGCAGTCCGGAGCTACGGCCTCTCATACCTACACGGACGAGGGGACGTACAACGTCAGCGTGACCGTCTCGGATGGGACGCTCAGCGATACGGCCGGGCCGGTGGCCATCGTGGTGAAGACCACTACGATGTTCGGGTCCAACGTGGACGGCTCCACGGGTACCGAGACGTTCGCCCAGGCGCTCGCGCGGCAGGACGCAGCGTACGCGCCGGAGGTCATGCGGCTGTTCTTCAGCGGGCTGCCGTCGACTTCATGCACGGGGAACGAGCGGAACGCGCTCGCCCGGCAGCGTGCGTCGATCATGTCCTGGAAGGGCTCCGCTGCGACGCTTCTCACGGGCGGGTACGACTCCACGCTCAACGCGTGGTTCGCGTGCATGAACCGGCCGACTCGGGTGACGTACTACCACGAGCCGGAGAACCCCACCAAGCCGTTCCAGACCACCGCCGAGAAGGCCGAGTACCGTGCGGCGTCCCAGTACTTCTACACGCTGGCGCACAACCACGCGAACGCGGCCAACCTGATCGTGGTCCAGATCTTCATGGACTACACGCTCGATCCGACGTCGGGACGGAACATCCTCGACTGGTACGCGGGTGACGCCTACGTGGATGAGCTGGTGTTCGATCTCTATAGCTTCAAGGAGGAGGACACCAACGCCACGAACGACGAGACGATGGCCATGCACCAGGTTCGTCGTCCGTCGCTGGCGTTCGCCCAGGCGCACGGCAAGCCCTACTCGATCGGAGAGCTGGGATATGACGTGACGACCGGTCGGCCCGAGTTCCTCGCCGACGCAGCGGAGTGGGCTCGGGACAACGACGTGGTGGCGTTCTGCTACTTCGACAGCATCGGCAATCTCGGTGACCATCGCCTGCTCGACACAGCTTCGCAAGAGATCTGGGCGGCAGCAGTCGCCAGCTAGTCCAAGGAGGAACGGTGGCGGAACGACCAGTTGGGGTCACAGATCAGGCCTCAGGTGCGGGAATTGCGCAGGTCCGGACGCGTGAGCGCGTTATCGGCTCGGACACGATAGCTGAGCAATATGTCATCCCGGTCATCGAATATCTTGAGGGATACAAACTGTCCTATCGAGGTATGGTGGCGTCGTTCCGCATCCCTGGGCTGGCGACCGGGAACCACAACCTTTTCACGGCTTTCAACAAGACCGGATCGACGAAGATTCTGGCGATTAGGAGAGTCATCCTCCAAGTAGACGACACAGGTGCCTTGCTGACTGTCGCGCCGCTCATTCAGTCGTCCCGAATTACCACGTTGCCGACTGGCGGGACTGTGCTAACAAAGGTGCCATTCGACACTGCATTGACTCCAGATACAAACTGTGAATTCATGGGAGGCGCCTCTGCGGACGGTACTGGCGCAACTATCACAAGTACGGCCGGGACCCGAGCTTGGGCGCAGTTTAAGATGCGAGCTGCAACGCAGGTCGGGCAATTCCTCTACCCGGATGAGCCGATGATCCCGTCAATCGCAGACGACACCCCAATCCTGCTACGAGCATTGGAGGGTATCAATATACAGGTTGTGCAGGCTGCTGTGACAACCGCGCACTATGTGGTTGCCTGCATGTTCGAAGAACTGGTGGCAGTCTAGTCAGGAGGAGAAATGGCAGTCGAGATCACCCAGGCTACGTACGATCAACTCTCTGGCTTGCAGCAGTACGCCCAGAATGAGGCGAATCAGTCGGCCAATGTGTCGAACCTCGAAGGAATCAATCGCGATGCAGCGCAGGCCAGAGCGGATGCGCTTGCGGCCATGCTCGCAGACGCAACCATCGTCGGCTGACCTATGGCTCTGCTGACGAGTGATCAGGTCGCAAAGGTCTATGGACCTTTTGCGGATAGGGTGTGGCTACTCGCGGTGGGGGTGTCGGCGTAGATGGCCGAGCGGCCAGTTGGGGTCAGTGACCTCGCATCCGGGGCGGGTGTGGCACGATACCGCACTCGTGAGCGTACTGTCGGCGGAGAATCTGTTGTCGAACAGTACCTAATCCCACTGGCCGATCGAGTGCTGTCTTACCAGGGTCTGGTATCGACTTTCCGGACTCCAGGATCTGCGGCACTTCAGGGCGTCATGTCGCTCTTCAACAAAGCTGGGTCTGGTGTACTGGTAGCGGTTCGATTCGCAATCCTCCAAGCCGATCGGACTGTGAACACAAGTACAGTAAGGTGGATCGGCGCGAGCCGAATTACTACGGCTCCAACTGACGGCACTTTGTTGACTCCTATAGCTCTTGACTCTGCGGACTCGCATTCCTCGTCTGTTGAGGCTCGTGGCTTGGCATCCGCAGATGGTACCGCAGGGACCCTTACAGTGACTCCTGGCGTGTCTGGGTGGAGGACTTCAGCAGTGAGGCACACAGATAGTACAACTGCTGCACAATCGCTGTATCCTGATGGGTTCCTGTTGCCTAGAGCAGCGAATAATGACCCGGTTGTTCTCCTTGAGGGAGAAGGGTTGCTTGCGTACTTCATTGACGTTTGGCCTAACACAAGCCACTTTGTAGTGCAATTGATGTTTGAGGAGTTCACAATATGACTCTCCTCAGCATTCTCCGCGATACATCAACTCCAACTGCTTCAGGTTCCTCCCTGTCTTCGTCCTCGCCCGCAGATAGAGCGCTGGGTGTCAAGATCGGCATTGGATCTTCAAGGTCACAAAGCACGCCAAGTGACTGGCCGATTGGCTCGGCTGTTGGGCCATCCGGAGCATCGTGGTCGAGCTCAGCGCCTTCTGACCGTCCTCTGGGGACGAAGATTGCTGCTGGAGCGTCTACCTCCTTTGCATCGGTCTCAGATCGGCCGGCCGGGGTCAAGATTTCGGCGAAGACCACAGTTAGTTCCACAACCCCGAATGAGCGAGCAATTGGGTCCAAGGTTGCCGCAAATACAACGGTCTCTTCCTCCACACCCAGCAGTCGGACCGCTCTTGGTGTGAAGATAGTCGCTCGCGCAACGATTTCTGCGACGACCCCGAATGAGCGGCCGACTGGGTTGAAGATTGTCGCCCGTAGCAGCTATACGAGTAGCACGCCCTGGGATCTCCCGAGCAAGGGCATCATATTCGCGCATAGCTCGCTTTCTTCAGCAACGCCGAGCGCGCTGGCGGCCGGAACAAAGGTTGCAGTAACGGTCTCGCGCTCGCAAGGTACGCTGAGCGATCGGCCGGCTGGGGCGAAGTCGGTAGCTCGTACATCCTTCTCCAGTACTCCGGCTGACGATCGAGGTATTGGTCGCAAGATCGTAACTGTATCCAGTGTATCGAGTGGAACGCCGAACGACCGGCCGACCGGGAGACACATCGCGGCAGGGTCTAGTCGTGTGTCTACGGGTGCGGAGGACCGACCCGCAGGACGGAAGGTCGGCCAAGGCGTCAGCTACAGCTCGGGCACACCAGCCGACTGGGCTACTCGGGTGTTGTTCTATCGCAATATCACCATCAGATCAGGGCGAGTTTCAGGAAGAGGACCAATCGGAACACTAGTCCGATCTGTGCCAGATGGATCAGTACGCCCGGCTACCCTCTCGGGGTCGGTATTCCATAGGATCCGTGGAGGGAGGCTCCAGCGCTATGGCCGTTCCTGACGAGATCCCCCACGGCAGCAAGGAGTTCTTGACTGTTGTTCTTGACTCGACGGATGATCTCACTACATCGTCTGTGGAAATCGGTGTGACGGTTGACCCAGTGGGACAGCCTAGCAGCTACATGGCAGCGGCCTGGGTGCCGTTGCCTGCGAAGAACACTGCTCGCACGGCATCGATCTGGGACACGACCAACGTCGCCCTGGGATTCTATGCGATCTGGGCCAAGGTGACTGACTCGCCAGAGATCATTCCTCGGCGCTATGGGACGGTGAGGGTGGTATGACACTCGAAGATATTGCCCTAGTCCGTCACTACATCGATGAGCAGGATGAGGCTCAATGGGGAAACTCGCTCATCGAGGATCTCATCGAGCGTCTGCCGAACCTGTATGCGGTCGCGGCCGAGCTTTGGCGGATGAAGGCTGCTCGATGGGCTCGACTCGTCACGACGGCTGAGGCCGGAGCGAGCAAGAACCTCAGCGATCTCGTGTCGCACGCGAAGACGATGGCGGCGGAGTATCAGGCGCGGTCGGATGCCGAGGAAGCTGCGCTGCCCCCGGAGGAGATCGTCACCGGTGCGTTCGTCGTCCCGATCGAGCGACGCTGATGACCGCGCCCTTGTCCGATGTTGAGACGGCCGTCCGACGGAGGCTGACGGATGAGTTCATCGCGGCCAATCCTCGCACGATCGTCCTACAGCGACCGTCCCGAGTAGACGATGGTGCGGGTGGATTCACGGACGGCGCGCCGACCGCCGTCAAGTCCCAAGTGATGCGCTTGGTGGCGCTCAACCGAGAGGTGCCCTCCCGGACGACTGTGGATGGGCGCGAGGTCTCACCAAGCTACCGGCTCGTGGCGGCCAACGACGCAGACCTACTACCCGGGGACTATTGGATGGACGGCCCGGTCAAGTACGAGGTTGTATGGGTCGAGCCGGACCGGTTGGACGCCACACGAGCTGAGGTCGTGTACGGGCGATGATGGTCTGGCGCGGAGAGCTTCCGGCGAACATCCGGAACCTGGACCGGCACATACTGCGCCGCTCAGCTGTTGCCGCAGCTGGATTTGCGCCTCGCGTCGAGTCACATATGAGAAACACGGCTCCGTGGACGGATCAAACTGGGAATGCCCGGGCCGGTCTGTTTGCCCGTCCGGAAGTCGAGGCGAGTGGCGCCAAGATCGTGTTCGGGCACAGTGTGTACTATGGGATCTTCCTGGAGACGCGCTGGAGCGGTCGGTACGCGGTTGTACTTCCGACGCTCGAAGAGTTGGGGCCACAGTTCATGAGCTACGCGGCGCGAATCATCTTCAGGGGTTGACATGGGAGCTAGGTCCTGGATCGTGAATCGTCTTCGCGGGGATGCGACATTCACGGGCATCCTCGGGACGGTGGAGGGAGTAGCTCCAGCCGGGCGCATTGTCTCGTCTGGGTCCATAGGGATACCGGGGACCACAAACGCCGAGATCAAGCGTCCCTTTGTCGTCGTGCGAGCGAATCTGGCCGGCCGCGCCTTGAGCGGGGCCGACAAGCGCTATCCGGCCCAGCCCTGGATGTTGTGGATGCACGATTCGCCCGGCTCATATGAGGCCAACATCGCCCCCCTCCTCCGGCGCGCCGCAGTTCTCCTGGATGGACAGCCCTCTGTAGACATGGGCGATGGCGAGTGGTTGATCAGTTGCGCCTGGGAAGTCGATTCGCCTGACCTCTATGACGACGGGCTGGGGACCGCCACTCGTTACTCGTCCTACCGACTCGTGACACGGGTCGGATAGCTCGCCAGCTAGATTCTCGCCACGCGATACCCATGGGTCCCGATTCCCGGGAGAAGGAGTAGCTGTGGCGAAGATGCTGGTTCGGTATGTCGGCGGGTCGACGTACCGGGGCCTGACCGAGAGTGACCTGGCCGGCCTCGGTCTCAAGGTGGACCTGCCTCCCACGGCCGAGTTCTATCGGCGCGTAGTGGGTGCCAACTCCTGGGTGGAGAACGAGCAGCGCCCGATGGACCCGGCTCGTGATCTCGTGTGGGGTCCGCACAACCGATGGACTTTGGAGTTGGACGTCTCTCCGGAGCTGGAGACGGTTCTGCGGGAACAGGACCACTTCGTCCTCACGGCTGTCACGGACGAGGGCGCCCCAGGCGAGCGCGTGGCTGACGCTGGCCCGCAGGTCAACCATCCGGGTGACACGGTCGTGACGCACGTGGAAGGCGAGCCGAGCCAGAAGGCGGAAACCCCGCGCGAGGAGGATCTGCCATTCACTGTGGGTGGCGAGACCATCACCCCGGAGCCAGCCGCGACCGAAGGGCCGGTGGAGCCGGAGCCGACCGCCGAGACCAAGACCAGGCGCCGCGTCAAGGACGACCCGCAGGCGTGATGGAGCTTCGTTGCGACTCTCGCCTTCATGGACGGTTGTCCGAAGTAGACGGACGGCCGGCTGTGGAGGTCATGTGTCGCAGCGCCTTCTGCGGGCGAACCGAGGGGCGGGTGGTGCTGCATTACTTCGATGTGACCACCGGTGATCTGATCACCACCAAGCGTTACAAGCAACCAATCCCGAGAGGGGAGGAAAGCCCAGATGGCTTGGGATCTCGCACTGCCGTACGGCATGCGTGACGTCATGCTGAAGCCGTTCACGGACTCCGGCCAGACCACGCTCGGCGCCGGCATCGACCTGCCGAACAGCCGGACTCTCAGCTTCGAGGAAGCGGAGGAGTTCGAGGAGCTGCGCGGTGACGACAAGGTCGTGGCCATCCGTGGTCGTGGCGCCGTCGTGAACTGGGAGCTGGAGAGCGGTGGTATCTCCGTTCCCGCCTACCGGCAGATGGCCGGTGGTTCCACGAGTACGACTGGAGTCACGCCGAACCAGGTGACCTCGTACAACAAGAAGGTCACGGACTCCCGTCCCTACTTCCAGCAGGAGGGGCAGAGCATCTCCGACAACGGTGGCGACTTCCACGCGCGCATCCTGCGCTCGCGGGCGAACGACACCCTGTCGGGCGAGCTGTCGGATGGGGCCTTCTGGCTCACCGGCGCGAGCGGCCAGGGCCTGCCGGCTCTCACGACCGGCAAGACCGACTGGCTCTACGAGTTCATCCTCAACGAGACCGCGACGGCGATCGCATGACCGCCATCACTCCGGTGGCGCTCGGCCAAGGCCAAGCCGTCACTCCGACCGTCATGACCGCATCCGACACCATTCCCGTTCAGTCCACCGGTCGCTACCTCATGGTGACGCGCAACACGACGGCGACTCCGCTGGTGACGACCGTGGATGACCCGAACAGCGCGGGACCTGCGGGCGCGCAGGCGTTCAACCCGGACATCCAGGTGACCACACCGATCACCACCGGAGTCCGGGCGACCGTTCTGGACGCCCAGAGGTTCCGTGATCCGGTCACCGGCAACATCGCGTTGACCAACACCGGCTTCGCGGCCGGTACCACGGCCGAAGTGTACGGGCCGTTCTGATCAGTCCGAAGTAGACGAACCACTCGGAGTCCAAGGAGGCCAGAAGTGGCTACTGGAACGAAGCGCGAGAAGGCCAAGGATCTGGGGCGAGTTTCCCAGGCCAACAAGCAGCGAAGCTCGGCGGCGGCCTGGCGTGAGAAGTCAGTCGGCATCGAGATCGAGGTGCCTTCCGGGAACGTCGCCGTGGTGCGCCGTCCCGGGCCGGAGATGTTTCTGAAGACCGGTCGCATCCCGGACGCTCTCTTGCCCATCGTGATGGAGGGCATCCGCGAGAAGCAGGGTCTGCCGCCGGAGAAGGCGGCTGGTCTGATGAAGGACCCTGCGATGTTGCCGCAGGTCATGGAGATGGTCGATGCCGCAGTGGTTGCGGCGTGTATCGAGCCGGTTGTCCGCGAGGACCCACCGTGTGTCCGTCCGTCCGAAGAGGACGCTGCGGTGTTGTGCCGTCGCGCTCTCGGAGACCCGATCCACTCCGACCCGAAGAACCCCAAGCGTCACGAGTTCATCCCGGGTGACGCCGAGCCGCCGGAGGATCGTGACCCGGACTTCCTGTACACGGCCGAGATCGACTTCACCGACAAGATGTTCATCTTCCAGTTCGCGCTCGGAGGTAGCGCCGACCTGGAGCGATTTCGTGAGGGACTCCAGCAGTCTATGGAGGGCGTGGACGCTGTCGCAAGCGGTCCGAAGTAGACCGTCGAACCTGTACGGAATCGAAGATGAATACGGACCGTATGTCGCCTACTGTTTCGACAACGCTGTGGTGGCGTTCGGCCGAGCACTCGAAGCCGAGCTTGACGCGGTGGAGGGGAAGAACAGCAAAGAGATCAACAGGAAGCGTGATCGAGTCTTGCGGAAGTGGCTTGACATGCCGATGAAGTTCCGGAACCCTGGGGGACCGACCACCTCCAGTCCGAAGAGGACGGACAGCACCAGACGTTGAGGAGCTGGCGGTGGCGGATTACAACCTGGGTCGTGCTGAGGGTGAGATAGCTCTCAAGTACAACCGTACCGGCGCGACCCAGGTCAAGCGCGATGTTGACGATCTCCAGGCGCGCGGTCGGACGGCCGGTGCGAGCATGGATCGTCTCGGCCGTACCTCCACCATCGCCGGAGCTGCCATCGCGGGTGGGCTTGCCCTCGCCATCAACGCCGCAGCTAACTTCGAGCAGCGCCTATCCGGGATCAAAGCGGTCAGCGGTGCTACCACGTCGCAGATGGAGGCCATTCGAAAGAAGGCGCTCCAACTCGGCGCGGATACCAAGTTCAGCGCGAGCCAGGCCGCTCAGGCTATGGAGGAGTTGGCCAAGGCCGGCTTGACCATCCCGGAGATCATGAATGGCGCGGCCGACGCCACGGTGGCGCTTGCGGCGGCCGGCGAGATCGACCTGCCGCGAGCGGCCGAGATCGCGGCCAACGCGATGAACACCTTCAACCTGTCGGCCGAGGATCTGCCGAAGGTTGCGGATCTAGTCGCCGGAGCGGCCAATGCCTCGGCCATATCGGTTGAAGAGTTCGCGCAGTCCCTTCAGCAGTCCGGGGCGGCAGCGAATCTGGCCGGGTTGAGCTTTGTTGATCTCTCTGCGGCTATTGCATTGATGGGTAATGCCGGTATCAAGGGCTCGGACGCCGGTACATCCCTCAAGACCATGCTGCTGAACTTGAACCCGAGCACCAAGAAGCAGATTGCTCTGTTCAAGGAACTGGGCATCATCACGAAGGATGGCGCCAATCAATTCTTCGATGCCCAGGGTAAGGCCAAGGGTCTCGCGGACATCGCAGGAGTCCTCTCGAAGTCTTTGGAGGGCATGACACAGCAGCAGAAGCTCGCTGCTCTAGAGGTCATGTTCGGCTCGGATGCCATCCGAGCGGCGGCAGTATTGGCCAATGCCGGCGCCAAGGGCTTTGAGAACATGGCAGGTGCAATGACTAAGGTCAAGGCGGCTGATGTCGCTGCGACCCGCATGGATAACCTCAAAGGCAAGATCGAGCAGATGCGAGGCTCGCTGGAGACAGCGGCCATCGTTATCGGGTCTATTGTCATCCCAGCGTTGACGACATTCGTCAAGTACATCACCGGGCTCGTGAATGCCTTCGCTCAGCTATCGCCCGGAATGCAAAAGGCAATTGTGGTTGTTGCCGGCGTTGTCGCCGCATTCTTGCTGATACTTGGCGTTGTCATAAAGATCATCTCGATCATGACGGCCCTTCAGGTGGCAATAGCGGCTGGGTTCGCACCCTTCCTGATCGTGGCCGCCATCATAGCTGCTGTCATAGCCCTGGGCGCCGCAATCTATTTGCTGTACCAAAGGTTTGAACCGGTACGGAATGTTGTAGATGCCGTCGGCCACGCCCTCAAGACAGCATTCATCGCCACCCTCCCTGTGATACAGAGGGTCGGCGAAATCTTCATGACGACCGTCCTGCCGGCTCTGATAGCGGTGGGGAAGTTCCTCGCAACGACGTTCGGCCCCATCTTCGTCCGGGTGGGGGCGATCATTGCCGGTTGGGTCCGAGCCATCATCGGATACTTCCAGTCGATCAACCCACAGTTGACGGCCATCTTCAACGTTCTGCGAGCTATCTGGAACGCGGTCTGGCCGCCCTTGCTCGTCATCGTCCGGTTCATCTTCGGCCAGGTCTTGTCGTTTGTGATCTCGACGCTCAAGCTACTCGCGACCGGCATTATGCTGGTGTTGAACGGAATCGCAAACATCTTCCGTGGCGTGTTCAACATCATCGGCGGGATCATCAAGATATTCCTGTCGCTGATCACCGGGCAATGGGGCGCGGCCTGGGAAGGCGTCAAGCAAGTTGTCCGAGGAGTGCTACAGATCATCCTCGGTCTCATCCAGACCATTCTGGGTGTGGCGATCATCGCAATTGTGGTCTCATCCGTCAAGGCCATCGGAGCGGTGTTCAAGGCCGGCTGGGCGATCGTGCGCGGAGTCGTCACGAGCGTCATGGGAGCTATCCGGGCGGTCATCAGCGGCGGTATGAGCTTCGCTGGCGGGATCGTCCGGCGCTACATCTCCATCATCGTCGGGACCTTCCGAACGATGACCAATCTCATCGGAGTGGTCAACGGCATATTCGCCCGGATAGTCTCGGTCATCGGATCGGTCTTTGGTCGAGCCGTCTCGGTAGTGACTGGAGTCCTGGGCCGAGTTGTCGGCGCCGTGACCGGGTTCGGCGGCCGACTCTTCGCGGCCGGAGCGGCGATCATTCAGCGTCTGGTGGCCGGGATCACATCAAGGATCGGTGCCGTGATTGACACCATCAAGGGTGCTGTGTCCAAGGCGATGTCCTTCCTGCCTGGCTCCCCGGTGAAGGAAGGACCGGCGCGCGTCCTGAATCGGGGGCACGCCGGAAAGCAGATCATCAACATGCTGATCGACGGGATCAACGCCCGGCGCTCCGACCTTGCCGCAGCCATGCGGAGCGTGGCGCTAAGCGTGCCGACGACCGTGGATGCTACGGCGGGAGCCCTAGCGGCTTCCGCATCGCGTACGGGTACGGGAGCGCCCACGACGCTGGTGGCTCCGGCGAGCGGACCGAGCGCCGAAGCTCTCGCGGAGGCCGTCATGAAGGGCCTGGAGGGCGCTCGCTTCGAGTTCGGACCGGATGGGCTCGCCCGGATTGTCACGGGTAGCCTGATCCCGGCATTCGTTATGGGAGGGCAAGCGTGACCGTCAACACTTTGCGACCGAATGCGCTTAGTTTCAGCACTGGCGGGATAATTGGTGTTGGCGGCGGCGTGACGATCCATGGCGCCACTTCGGACAATAACGACACTACAGGCGTGCGAGCGAGCCAGGACAATGCATATGCCATACTGGGGTTGACCGACCCGACTGCTCTTGCATCAAATCAGAGGGTGCGAGCTTGGCGCATTCGGGGTCGTGTAGCCCGTACCGTTGCTGATTCGGGACATCTTCAGCGGGCTCAAGTCCGGCTCCGGGACACCGACAATACGCTGAGTGAGTATGACGAGTGGCGGTATGCCAGCACACCCATCAAGGAGTTCATTGGTCTTTGGCGGCCAAATGCCCCCGGCAAGAAAGCATTCAGCACTGCCCTGAACAATCGGCTTCGGCTTGATATCGCCTGGCCTACTCGGACTGGCGGGGCAGTCGAGTGGCTCGAAGTCCGTGAGCTATATGTGGACTTGGACTACAACGACCAGCCCGTGGTATCGGCCGTCGACCTAACTGGGTACACGACTACCAGCTATCCGGATGTGGTCTTCACATACGGCGACACCGAGTTGGACCCACAGGTCCGATTTCGGGCCAAGGTGTTCGTGCAAAGCGACACGACCGCTGGCGGTTTCAATCCTGAGACTTCAACTCTCGCAGCTTGGGATAGCGGTGAAGTGTCAGGGAATGCCCAGGCCATCACTCTGACAAAGAGCTTGAAGAACGGTGTCGCATACGTCCCATATGTCAAGGCGGCCCAGGCTTGGAATGGACCAGAGGGACCATACTGGTGGAGCGCCTGGGTTGCCGGAACGGCGCGCACCGTTGCGCTCACTCCGCCCGCAGTTCCGAGCGTCAGCCTGCTTCATTTGACGACTCTTCCAGACTACCGAGTTCTGCATGATGTCACGGCTGGAAGTCCGGGCGGTGGGGCGTCCAATACGATCCAGCTTCAGGTATTGGAGAAGTGCTTCCGGGACCGTGGGCCTTTCTACAATTGGGTCCATCCGCAAATTCAAAGCTGCGGTGGAATTACAATTGGCACAGATGGCTTCTACAGTCGACAGGCCGCATTCCTGTCGAGCCTCCCTCTGGATGGAGCAGCGCCGGAGACCGGCAAGACCGGCGCCCGCATGATCTCCTGGCTACCGACTGTGGGAGCTTTCTCTGGTCTCGATATCGGCCTGGACAACAATGCGACCACGGACGAGCAACCGCCGTACCTGTGGCCGTCAATTCCAGGGCTCGCTATGCGGGCGAGCGTGTGGATGCGTACGCGCTCCGGGACTTTCTCGACTCGGCTTCACCATCTCAGCGTGGATGCGACGAACACCCTCGTGTCGGGTGGCGATCAAGTCAGCGGTGGTGGGGTAACCCTTACTGCGGCTTGGCAACGCTTGGAGTTGGCATTCACTCCACCGGCAAACTCCATCTACGGTCGGTTGTCCATAGAGAATGTGACTCCCACAACCGGGGTCGAGGTACTACTGCATGGGATTCAGGTTGGCCCTGATCCTGGTGTCGGCGCTCAACTTCAAGGTGGAATCGGCAAGTATCTGGCGTTTCCGCCGGATACTTCATGGGTCAACTTGCGTTCCCGCGAGGTGATGTCGGGTATCGCAAGCGGGTCGCACGTCTATGTCCACGACAACGAGATCATTCCCGGTCGGCCCGTCATCTACCGAGCGCGCTCTGTGACGACGGTCAGTGGGCAGGAAGTAGTTGGACCTTGGGTGTACTACAACAATTACGAGCCAATCCCGGCGACCACACTGCTCCGTGACCCATACGAGGGCGAGAACGTCCTGAAGCTCAAGAGGGATGGAAGCGCCAGCGAGAACAATGAAGAGGACATGTCTGTATGGCATGCGTCCGGCCGAAACGAGGACCCAATCACGCTGAGTGATTGGCGGGGCGGCCAGGATGGCTCTATCAAGCTTTCTTGGGATAGCGCCTTGGAGAAGAAGATCATCCGGGATCTCGTTCGCAGTACCCGCCCCCTCCTCATTCAATGGTTCGATGGAGGCGCCACATACATCCGATTCACCTCCCGGAGCTACGATGTTGTGGCTTCTGACTTCGGGTACTTCTCCGGCGACTACATCGAGACGGAGCGACCCTGATGTGGTATGGAACTGACCGTCTGTTCCAGTGTTTGACCAAGAATCATCACCAAGTTCGCAGCATGGTCGAGATCCTTGTGGACGGGAAGGTCGAGCTGGTCATCAAGGGACGTGCCACAGTCGATCCCGTCACCGGAAAGAAAGTCGCGGCCATCGATGGCGGGGTGAAGGTCTCGCGGACCCAGGTCCGGCGCGAGGGCGACTTGCGGATCGTGGACCTATCAGATGTCGCCGGCTCTTTTTCCGTGCGAGATGCGAGCGATCTGTTTGCTCCGCTCCGTACTGAGTTTCGGCTATGGCGCGGATATGAGTACTGGGATGCGACTCCATACGAGCGCATGACCGGGACCGGAGTGGAATACTGGCCAATCGGCACTTTCATCATCAACAAGGCACCCATGTCTTGGCCGACGATCGACCTGCATGGATACGATCGGTTGTGGAATCTGCGGGGCCGATTCCAAAGACCGTGGATCGTCGCCGATGGCACTCCGAATATGGTGGAGCTAGAGCGACTATTGCGGGCGATCATTCCGTCCGCGCAGCAGGACATTGATCTTCCGGTGTCGGATTCCACGGCTGGCGCTTTGGTATGGGAGCAGCAGGACGATCAGCTAACGCGGGCCCACGACTTAGCTTTGGCGGACGGCAAGGTCCTGTACGCGGATCAGATGGGAACGATCCGAGCTGCTGAAGAGCCATTCATCGACGCTTCGCAGGTGGTCTGGACTTTCAAGCCAGACCGTTACAACATCGGCGCTAACCCGAGCCGGGACATCGACGCAACGGACGCCGAGAATGTCGTCATAGCCACGGGCGAGAGCGACGGGACCATCCCGCCCGTCTCCGGCCGCGCAGCTGATGAGAATCCGGCGAGCTTCACATATATCGGCAAGACACCAGAGATTGCCCATTTCTATAGTTCGCCTTTGTTGCGTACGAAGGGGCAATGCGCGGCGGCAGCACGGACCATCCTCATGCGGGAGCTGGGGGTATCCGATCAGGTGGTCGTGCCGACAGTTCCCCTCCCGGGGTTGGAGAGCGGGGATGTCCTTCGGGTCGAGGACCCGTTGACACGAACGAACGACTTGTTGATTGCTGACGTCTTCAACATCCCGCTGCGGGCCAACGGCATAATGACGATCGAGTGCCGAACACAAAGGCTGATCTGATGGACACCAGAGCTTTGATGTTGCGTATGATGCGCAAGGAGTTCGGCAATCTTCTCAATATGGCTCGCATCAAGGTTGTTACGGTCGCATCAGTTGATTGGAACACCTTATCGGCCGTGGTCTCCTTTGCCGAGGGTGACGCGATTGACCCGGCCACCGACCAGCAAACCGTACATTGGATTGAGAGCTATACCCCAACCGCCGGTGATTTGGCATATCTCCTTATCGCCGAGGGTGCTCCAGTCCTGATTGGCGTTGTGGATCTGAAGGTATGGAATGACTTCAGCCTGCCCACTGGATATACCACGGTTGCTGGCTACACTGTTCCTGGGTACCGCCGAGACTCCAATGGCCGGGTTTGGCTTAGAGGGGCATGCAACGTTGCTGCTAGTAACGGGACTGGTGTCAAATTCACATTCCCGGCTGGCTATCGGCCTACGAGCGGGACGCGGATGTTGTCGGCACCCTATTCCAATGGCACAGCCATTCTGGACCATCTTCGTTACAATGTAGCAACTAACGGAAATATGTCGTCTGTGTTGGCAACCCCGGCCGCTACCGTGTTCATGGGGTTTGAGGGACTGAGCTTTGATGTCTTCTAGAAGAATGAAAAGGGGGCGAAGTGAAGATACCACGATGGTTGCTCATACTGTTGGTCTTAGTGATCTGCGGGGTGTGGGTGACATCGTTTATCGCGGGTCTGGTCAACCCGGGATATCAACCACCCGAGTCCATCAACCTGGTGTTCTCGGCCATGGTGGCGGCATTATTGGCACAGCTCGGGCGTCAGAATGGAGGAAAGGGAGATGACTCCAAACGGGACGATTGAGTACATCGTCAACTCGTTGGCATGGTCTGTTGTCGGGGCGGCCATGGTCCTGTTGTACCAGCGAGTTCGCGGGAACGGGAAGGCGAGGAAAGCCTCAATGGCAGGAGAGAACGAGACGCAACCACATCGCGTCAATTGGGTCTTGGTGATTGCGATGTCGATACTGGTATTTGCAGTGATTTCGACGGTGATTACCTGGGATGTCGACCACAGGTATCGGCAATTCGTAAGCTGCCAGGCCATGGTCAACCAGGCCCGTAGTGACGCTCTGGTAGCGCTTCAGGCCATCGGCGCCCAAGATAGGCAGGCTGTGGACAGACTTGTCTTCTCAGTCGCCAATTCGACCAGTCGGGAGCAGACTCGCGCTGCCTTCGCTGACTATCGAGCGACCCGGGAGCGTCTGGAGAGAGAGCGCAAGGAGCATCCTCTACCCGAGCCAGAGAATCTTTGCGGCCCGGAACCCAGCTCGATGGGCCCGGCGTTAAGCTCTTTGCTGCGCCGGAGTCGATGACAAGGAAGTGTTACCGATGACCCAACCTCAGATCGTCATGGGACGGACCCTCGACTGGAGGGGCCACCATGATCCAGCCTCCCGCAACTACCCGGTTCGAATGGTCATCCGGGAGCTGGCCGGCGAAGCTCCGCCGGTCCAACCGCGCTTCTGGACTCCCCCGCCGTTCGTGCTCAATCAGTTCAGCGAGGGTTTCTGCGTCGGTTTCGGCTGGTCGGCCGAGCTGGCTGCGTCGCCGGTCCGGATCAGGCGCGTGGACAACGACTTCGCACGTGGGCTCTACTTCGGAGCGCAGCGCCACGACCGGGCCATGGGGAACATCTGGGATGAGGGCGCATCCGTGCTCGCCGGAGCGCAGGAGTGCGCCGAGCGCGGCCTGATCCCGGAGTACCGCTGGAGCTTCGGACCGGAGGACCTTCGTGACGCTCTGATGCATGTCGGTCCGGCTGTGATCGGCGTGCCCTACTTCGGCTCCATGTTCACGCCGCGCCCGTCCGGACTCGTGGAGGTGGACGAGGAGACCGACCCACCCGGACACTGCATGTGCATCATCGGCTACCACCCGAGAATGCGTCTCCCGGGCGAGTCGTGGCGCAAGCGCTTCGCCGTCTACAAGCTGCGGCAGAGTTGGGGCGGCGCCTTCGGTCGCAAGGGTGACATCTATGTCCGGGAGGAGGACATGGCGAACAAGCTGCTCGTGAAGCGGTACTGGGGCGAGGCCTGCATCCCCGTGACTCGCCGGTATGGTCCCCAGTCCTGAGAGGAGAGACATGACCGGATCGAAAGGTCCCATGACGGCCGAAGATCGGCGGTTGTGGGAGGCAGCGTCCGAACAGGACCGAGCACGGTCCGAGAAGACGCTGGCGGATCTCATCGAGGAGGACCGTGCCGACCCCACGACGCCGGACCACTTCGACGTCCCGCTGAAGGCGCTGGAGCAGGTCGAGGAGGAGTTGGGGGACGGTAGGCGTCTCGGGATCGGCGGGAACACCTACAACATCCAGAAGTTCAAGGAGGCGGCGCAACTCCTCCGGGAGTGGGGCTGGACTGTCGTCTTCATGGATGGGTGGTCCACCCGGGGCGCCAGCCGCCGGCAGCTGAGCGTTCAGTACATCGGCGATCATCATACCGCAGCCGAAGTCGACGTGGACCGCATCCTGCGCGACGGGCGGTCCGATGTTCCGGGACCGCTCTGCGAGGTGGCGGTCCACGCGGACTCGACCATCGTCATCGTCGCGGCCGGGCCAGCGAACCACTTTGGCGTGGCGACCATCGACAGCTCGGACGCTTTGGGTGTCGAGAACACTGGACCGATCCCGATCAATGCGAGCGGCAAGAGCGCCTTCCCCAACTACCGCGCCACTCTGGCTGTGTACGTCGCATTCCGGCGGGTGTACGGGTTGGGCACAGCTCGCATCGTGCTCCACAAGGAGACGGCTCGCCCGATCGGGCGCAAGATCGACCGCGCGGTGGATGGAGATACCGTGCGGAGGGAAGCCGCAGTCACCGAAGTCCTCGCGGACGGATCAGAAGGGCAGGACGAATTCGACATGCGTACCGATGCGGAGATCGTGGAGCTGGCGCGGCAGGGAGCCGCGAAGGCTCTCAACGCGCTGACCGTGTTCGGCCAGCCGAACTTCGTGGAGACGATCAAGGCCCTGTACAACGAGGTTCGGGCGCAGGCAGACGACCAGGCGCGCATCACCGATGCCATCGCGGCGGCCCAGGGAGCCGTGCTCGGGGCGCTCACCACGGTCGTCGTGGATCTCTCGGACGCGGACATCGATCGTCTCGCCGAGCAGACCGGCCTCACCCCGGACGCCATCGAGGCGGCCGTGCGCCGGGTGTTCGCCGATGCCGGTCAGGCCGAGCCGACAAGTTGACCGTCTACTGAGGACGGTCCGAAAAAGGAGGTACAGATGGCCGAACCAGGAGCGCCGACCAATCCGCTCCCGCCCGATACCAAGAAGCCGGAACCGAAGGTGCTGAATGCCACCGTCTCGGTCGGCGCTGTGATCGGAGCACTCGTCTGGTTGGCGCAGCTCCTCTACAGCCGCGCCGATCTGATCGCATTCCTGCCGGACGAGGCGGAGCCGATCGTGATGTCCATCGTGGCGATGATCGCGACGTACGGCGCCGGTTACGTCTCGCGGCACCAGTACCGGTACCGGCCGGACGAGACGGGCGTGCCTCGCGGGAGCATCGGCCGGAGGACCGGACTCCCGTAAGATCCGCTCGCGCGCCGTCCGAGTCGCGCGGCACCTTCCCGGACCGTCATGCGCCGGGCGCGTAGGAGGGGTGGGACCCACCGGCGAGGGTCCTGCCCCTCCGCCATCTGCAAGATTACTCCGTTCGGCGGTATTGCAACCCCAATCTGGCCAGTAGCGTCAGAGGCGCTCCGCGCCCGACGCGGAGCGGACGAGGGGAGCGGGACGATGGCGAAGCGCCACGGAGGCGAGAAGCGCGGGAACAGCTACGCCCGGCGCGCTCGCAAGCTGTGGATGCTCGCGACGTGGGGCGATGGCGAGAAGTGCCCGTGTGTCTTCTGCGGGATCTCGCTCAGCTTCGAGACGGTAGAGGCCGACCGGATCATCCCGGGCGGGACCTATCGGCGCGAGAACGTTCAGCCGGCTTGCCGCCCCTGTAATCTCTCCAAGTCCGACAACCCGAATTGGGCGCCGACTCTGGCGCTCGCCATCTAAGGGAGCCACCCCGATGACCACTCGAATCAACGCTCCGCACGATGCCTCCTATGACGACTACCCGATTCCCGGCGCGCCGCAGGGCCGGCAGCGCGTCCCGCTGACCGACAAGCAGCGCAACTTCATCTTCTCGCTTTCGGCCGAGCGGTCGGCCGGTTGGACCGCTTCGGCCGAGCAGGTGGCGGTCGTGGATGGTCTCTCCAAGGCCGAGGCATCCGAGATGATTACGAGGCTCCTGGCGCTCCCGAAGCTCGCGAGCGCCAAGCCGACGCGCGAGCCGGCCAAGCCGGTCGAGATCCCGGACGGTCGGTACGCGCTCGCCGGCGATGACGGCGTGGTCCGCTTCTACTCCGTGAAGGCCGGCAAGAACCGCTGGGAGGGGTACACCTTCGTCAAGGGCCTCATCGGCTCGCCCGGCTCGTGGACGGAGATCCGTCTGGGTCGCGTGGAGCGCGAGGAGATCCAGAAGAAGATCGCGGCAGACGTCCAGGGCGCGGCGAAGCTCTACGGCGACAAGTTCCAGCGCTGTGGCTTCTGCGAATCCCCGCTCTCCGACCCGCGCAGCCGGGCGGCCGGGTACGGCGAGATCTGCGCCGGGAAGCACTCCCTCCCGTACCCGTCCCTTGCGGACGCTCTGGTCCAGCTCGGAGAGAGCGCCTAGCAGCTCAAGCGCCAGAGGCGCGCGTCCGCTAGCGTCGGGCGTGCGTCTCTGGCTCGCCGGCCGTCAAGGAGGAGACAATGGACACGGTTGCCTTTGGGCACATCGAAGAATCCGACATCGCGGAGCGCGCGGTGGAAATGCTGGAGGAGTGGATCCACCGGTACAAGCGCGCCCGATTCAAGACCCCCAACAGTGAGCACAGCCAGGGCCGGGCAGAGGCTTACCTCCAGACCGTCGCTTGGATGTTGGACCTGCCCGTGAAAGAAGTCCGCGAGGCGCTGGACAAGGGAGAGTTGTGAGTCCGCTGGAATGGCTTCTCTTCCCGTTCATCCTTATGGTTGCTGCATGGGACATTATCCTTTCGAAGATCCTGGACTCGGTTCGAATTGCATTCGCATTCGCCGTCTTGAATCCATGGATCTCCTTCATAGCAATAGGGGTGGGCGCGCTCGCGCTGCTTCTCGATACCGCAAGTCGTCGCCGTCGGAGGGAAATGTAATGAAGCTCACTCAGATCACGCCGGAGATCCGGAAGCGTGACAAGCTCGGCGCGGCCATCGAGTACGAGCTGGAGCTGGACCACTTAGGAGCCGCCGTAGGCAAACGGACGGCGAGCGTGTACCTCTCTGGCGCCCTCGCCGTCGACATCCACGACGTGACAGATCAGGCCGCATCGCGAGTGCGCGGGACCATGCTGGAGCAGCTCTGGGACGATCTCATGGCGACCTACGAGCGGCTGACCGGCGAGTACGGTGACATGGACCTACCGGACGAGGACGAGAGCGGACATCCCCACTCCTACCTGCTGTGGGGCGAAGCTCGCGGCCGAGCGCAGGGTCTCGCGTTCGCCATCGCCATTCTCGTCAACCCGCTCCATCCGGACATCGAGGCCGTCCGAGAGGAAGCCAACGAGCGCTGGAAGCAGATGCTATCTGCAAGTTAGGCCGATCGGCGGTACCGTTGCAGACGAACTGGACATACGCTCGGGCAGTACCTGCCCGAGCGAGAAGGAGCCACCGATGATCCGGATCCGCCGGAACGAGACCCGGAACCTGGACGGCCGCAAGGTCGTGCGCCTGTCGTCTCCGGTCGCGTCGTCGCGGCCGACCTTGCGAAGCGCTCGGACGCCGAGGCGCTGCTGAGCGTGACCCGATGAATGAGTCCCCTGCCTTCCGTGCTCTGATGGACCGATACTCGCGCGCCGTCCGCGAAGGCAAACCTCAGAAGGCCGCGCTGGTCGTGGCCGAAGCCGCCATCGGTCTCGCGAGCTTCGCGGAAGTCACCGAGTTCATGCGGCGAGTCCGTATCCGCTCTCGCGTCCAGGACCCCGAGATGCTGCCCGAGGACACCTACAGCCTGTCGACTCGCGTCGGCGCGGAGTCCACGGTGGAGATCGACCGGGCGCACCTCCTCGCGGACATCGAGACGGCTCGCGCGCAAGGCGAGTCGGTCTACATCGATTGGCCGTCCGTCACTTTCCACTGGGGCGTCATGGTGATCTACGTCATCGATGGCGTTCAGTACCGCGCCGTCTCTTCCGACTACCAGCTCAGCGAGACCTACCTGTCCTCCTGAACGTCCAACCCCGAAGGAGCCACCGCCATGACCACCACCGCTTCGAAGGGCGCCGGTCGCGCCCGTCACTCCGCGCGGACCACCAAGGCCGCTCAGCGCACTCCCCTCCCGCCCCGCGACGGCTCGCAGAACGCGACTCCGGCCGAAGTCGAGGCGAACGCCAAGGCCCGTCGTGCGGCCGTCAAGAGCGCCCCCGCGAAGCCGGCCGAGGCCACCGCTCCCGTTGCTGCTGCGAAGCGAGGCGGGAAGGCGACCCAGGCCGCGAAGGCAGCGGCAGCCGCCATCCCGGAAGGCACCCCGGGCGCTGCGAAGGCGACCCGCATCATGGAGGCCGCTGCGGCGTCCGGGTGGACTGCGAGCTTAACGGTCAACGGGACGACGCTCCGCGTTCACGTGGAGCGCGGCAGCGAGGCCATCGGAACGACGTTCGTGGACGGCAAGCTGGATCTCTCCGAGATGCCGACCTACCACGACGGCGACCGCTCCGTGAAGCTCAAGAACGTCTCGGCCGTCCTGAAGCAGATGACAGGCGAGAAGCCGACAGCCAAGCCGGTCACGGAGCGCCGGACCCGCACCCCTCGCCCAAAGGCCAGCCCGGAAACCGCCGCGCTCCCTTTCGACCCTGAGGCATCCAGTGATGAGGAAGTCCTGGATGCTATTCGGGGTCGGTCAATCGAGTGGATGAACATGATCTCCCGGAACGTCGAGCACGCGGTTGTGCTGGCGTCTCGGACGATTCGCGGAAAGATGGGGGAGCCGGTCGAGCGCCCCGTCAAGATCGGCATCGCCCCGCACCCCCAGCGGAACACCCGGGTCGTGACATTCACGGACGGCGAGGCGACCGGCACCCGCTCCGTCGCGCTGGACCGGATCACCCGGGTCGGCCGGTAGCTCGTGGCCGGGCGCCCTTCCCTTCCCTTCCCCGGAGGGCGCCCGGCTGCAGGTTACGCCGTTCAGCGGTACTGCAACACCAGATCTGTGACTAGCGTCGGGCGCGTACCGCCCGACGAACCGACCGAGGGAGCCACCCCGATGACCGAGACCACCGAGACCACCTTGAACGGCGAGAACCTCGACAAGTGGCTGGAGCGCATCGATGCGCTCCACCGCCAGGCCAACCACCCGAACACCGGCCCGGCCGAGGCCGCATCCTTCCGGGCGAAGGCCGAGCAGCTCATGAACCGGTTCCGCGTTACGGAGTCCATGCTGGTAGGCGAAGACGGGCGCGCGGCCGTGACGCCCGGGGTCGGGACCATCGTGGTCTGCCCCTCCTCCAGTTCGCCGTACCGTGGGGTGTACCGCAAGATCGCCGGCGACATCCTTTACCACGTTGGCGCTCGCGGCGTGTGGAGGTACACGCTGGACGTCGAGGCCGGCATTCGGTACGACTCCCTGGAGATCGTGGGATTCGAGTCCGACATCGCCTATGCCAAGATCCTCTACACCTCCGCCCAGACCTACTTCGCCAGCCGCATGGAGCCGTCAATCCGGCCGGAGCTTTCCGACCGGTTGAACGTCTACAACCTGCGGAATGCCGGGATGGAGCGCATCGAGATCGCGCGGAAGATGGGTTGGGGCGAGTCCGGGAGTGCTACCGCGAAGGTGACCCGGCTCTACAAGGAGGAGTGCGCGCTGCGAGGCGAACCGGCGAAGCTTACCGGGCGCGGCAACTCCGTCGCCACCTACCGCGAAGCGTTCCGCACGGCGTTCCCGGACACGCTCTGGGACCGGCTGTGGACCGCGCGCCATGCCTCGGATGGCGGTAGCGGCCAGCTCGTTCTGGCCAACCGCGAGGAGCAGGTGGAGGAGGCATTCTATGAGCGCTTCCCGCACCTGCGCCCCACCCCGGACGCGGAGATCAGCGACCCGAAGCCGCTCACCCCGGCCGAGCAGAGGAAGCGCGAGCGCGAGCGCGAGCGCGAGCTGAAGCGAATTGTGCGCGAGGCGACTGAGCGCGAAGCTCGGCTTCGCGGCACGCCGGCCGGGCGGCTCGGGACCGCAGCCGGTGAGCACGCCGCGCGCCAGGTCGACATTATCCCGTCCGGTAGCTCGAAGCGCTTGGAGAGCTGACATGAGCAAGTCGAGCGATCGCAAAGTCTGGGAGGCCATGCTGAAGAGCGGCTCCGAGAGCCAAAAGAAGATCGCTCGCGAGAAGTTGGCCAAGCTGGATCGGCAAGAGGCCGGAGCGAAGCGGTCCGGGGCAACCCGGGCCGGTCGTTACCGCATTGACTCCGGTCGCAAGAAGAAGACGTCATGGCTTCCTGGCGCTTGGGGCAGTCCTAAGCGTCCTCCAGCGGACGAAGCCCATCTGTGGGTGTCCTGTCCAAAGAACATTCTGGTGCGTGGCGCACATGGCGGGACCGAATGGGTGCAATGTCCGAACTGTGGCGGGACTGGTTGGAAGCGGAGGTAAGGATTGACATGGACCCGATTGGCATACTCGGCGTCATAGTCTTTTTGCTGATCATCTTGAATCAGCCCGTCCGGGGCGACGCGATGCCGGCTCGAAAGGATGTGGTCAAGGGAAGCGGTAACGGCCTGTTGATAATCGCTCTTATCATTGTGCTAATTATCATCGCGGCGTAGCTGCGGCAAACAAGAGGGAGGATCTCCGAATGAAGACGAGTCGAGCTATTGGAGGAATGGTCATGCGAGGAATCGGCGTCACGTTGTGCGCCCTGTTGGGGGTGCTGTCCGGGGGAGCTACCGCCGAGGCATATCCTTCAACCCCATCGGGTTGGGCCGCGCTCTTCGCCGGTCTGCCGATGTCCGGCGATGGCATGGTGAGCGTGAAGCTCGATTCCAGCCGGGTCGCCTTCTTGACCGGCGACTCCATCCCGCGTGCCGGTGGGCAGTGGGCGCATTCGACCATCACGGTGGTCTCTGGATCGACCGCGACCATGATGCAGCCGAACTACCCGAATCTCAACCCATATCAGGTGATCAACGAGACCGGCGAGGTGTACCACTGGCTCGGCCCGGCCGCTGCGCCCGGCAACAATCGGATCTACGTGCTGGCGCCGAAGGTGAAATCCACGCCCGGCGTATGGCCCGGATTCGCCAGCGTCGGGATGGACGTCGCGGTGTTCAGTTACACCGCGACAACCGGGCCGGTCTTCATGACCTTCGTGCCGGCTCCGTCCGGTGGCCCGGTGGCCATGGAGTGGAGTGGCGGTTTCGTCGCCAAGGGCTCCACTCTGTACGCATTCGGCGTGACCAAGGATGCCACGGATGGATGGACCGGACGGGACGTGTACGTGGCGCGGATCTCCTCATTCGACGTCGCCAGCGGGGCCTGGAAGTACGGACACGCGGATGCGCTCGGCGTGATGCAGTGGAGTTCCGACGCGGGCACGGCCGCTCCCATTCTGCGCAGCAGCGTGGATGGCGGTGTGGAGAACAGTTTCTCCGCCACGTGGAACGGCACGGGATGGAAGCTCGCGAGCCGGCACGGCGGTCGGTGGGGACCGGGCCAGGTCACCGAGTGGTCGACCCCGGTACTCGGCTCGCCGTGGCTCCAGACGACCATCGCCACCGTGCCGAACGACGATCCGTCCACGCCCGAGAACGAAGGCGCGTACCTGGCCTGGAAGCACTACGCCGTTCCGGCGCTCCCGTCCGGGCAGCGGCTGATGACGTACAACGTCGAGGGGCATGACGCGGTCTGGGCCAGCGTGCCCTGAGCCGCCATGGCCCTACGATGGACCGAGGGCAACGATGCCTGCAGAACGGTACGAGGAGACCGGCCCGGCCCTGATTGTCCAGGAGGGTCCAACTCCGGCCCAGCGCCGTGCAGTCCTGCGTAGCCGCGCCCCCGCTACCCGGGCCATCGTCCACCGCGTCCGTGTCCGGCGACTCCAGGAGGCGCTCCGCCAGGCGCGCCAGTCGCTACGTCGAGGTACGGTCAGACGCGCACGACCCTTCGCCGGAGGAGCCACCGTGGATGTCACCATCGAGAAGTTCGATACTCCAAATGGGCCGCGCATCTACATTCGCAGTCCGTACTCCGAGATCAATCGGGATCGATGCAAGGCCATCCCGGGTGCGAGGTGGAACAAGACGGCGAAGGCTTGGAGCTACCCACTGGATCTTGAAGTCTGTGCGGAGGCGCGCCGGTGGTTCGGTAGCTCGCTCCAGATCGGGCCGCAGCTTTGGGCATGGGCGGCCGAGGAGAAGCGTCGCGAGGGCGAGCTGATCAAGACGGCCCGGTTGGACCCGACCGTCAAGCATCCTTTGCCCGGTGTCGAGGCGCTCGCCCCGAAGCTCGCAGCCGCCATGTACTCCCGTGGCTACCAGACCGTGGCCGCAAAGTTCGGCGCGCTCTCCGGGACGCACATCAATGGCGATGAGATGGGCTTGGGAAAGTGTGTCGAGTCGATGGGCGCCCTTCTGGAGCGCGGGACATACGGCAAGATCCTCGTTATCGCTCCGCTCCGCGCGCTCGCCGGTACGTGGATGGGCGAGATCGACAAATGGCTGGATGACGCAAAGCTCTCCGTTGTCGCTATCAATTCCACGGTCCAGCCGTACAAGACCAAGCCGGGACTACGGTCGGCGACATCAGCCGAGCGTCATGAGGCCATAGCTCGCTATCGGCGCGAGGCTGAGACGGCCGGCATGTCCTTCCTCTTGATCAATCCGGAGATGCTCCGGATGAACAAGATCAAAAGCGAGGAGACCGGGAAGCTCATCGCCTGGGAGCTGGAGTATCCGGAGCTGTTCGAGATTGAGTGGGATGCCGTCATTGCGGATGAGACGCATCGGTACCTCCTGAACCCTTCGAAGCGCTCGAACAACTCCAGCCAGGTTGGTCAAGGCGCAGCTTCGCTCAAGACTTCGCGTGACGGCGTCAAGATCGCGCTGACCGGCTCTATCCTGAAGGGGAAGCGTCGGAACCTCTGGGGCACCCTCCACTTCCTGTGGCCGGAAAAGTACACGAGCCGGTGGCGTTGGGTCGGCAAGTTCTTCCGTCGCAATCCCAACCCGTGGAGCGATTACGACTACACGGATGACTTCATCGATGAGGTGGCTGAGAAGGAATTTGGTCGTGAGTTGGATGCCATGATGATTCGGCGTACGGCCGATGAACTTCACGCGATCAATCCGGAGTGGGCACCTCCGCCGGTTCAGTACTATGAGCGCTGGGTGGAGTTGGGACCGAAGCAGCGGGACCAGTATGAGCAAATGCTTCACGAGCAGGCGGTGGAGCTAGGTGATCGGACCTTGCTAGCCAATGGGATTCTCTCCCATATGACCCGTCTTCGCCAGCTCGCAAGTTGCTGCGGTGAGATGATCGGTGATGACTTCCGGCCGACTCTTCCGTCCGCGAAGTTCGATGAGCTGATTGAGGTCCTGTACGAGCTGGGGATCACCGGTCGGCCCGAGACCGAATCCGGCGACGGCAAGGTGATCGTTGCGTCGCAGTTCACCAGCATGATCAAGGTCTGGTACAGGGCTCTTCTAGATCGCGGTATCCCGGCATTGATGATTACCGGCGAGACCAATGTGGGTGACACCGAACAGATTCGGAACGCTTTTCAGAACGACGAAGAGCACCGAGTCATTCTTCTGAATACGAATGCGGGTGGTGTCTCGTTGACACTGGACCGCGCCGACGATGTTGTGATCATGGATGAGACCTGGGTGCCGGACGATCAAGACCAGGTCATCGGCCGGGCGCGTCGAGCGTCGAATGTTCGGCATCAGGTCCGAGCTACGTTCATCCGCTCTCGCGACACCTTCGAAGAGGACATTGCCCGTGAGGTCGGCGAGAAGGATTGGAACCAGTACCGAGTGTTGGACGCTCGGCGCGGAGTCGAGTGGGCAAAGCGCAATCTGCGGGTCAAGGAGGAAGCAGCATGAACACGGTCCGAGGCGAATGGGGGAAGGTCCCTAATGTAGAAGTGGAGTACGACGTCACCGAGCACGTCAAGTTCGGCCTGCGATGGTGGACGGGTCGGAAGACCACCATGAACTGGTTCACGGTCGGACCCATGCGAGTGGACGACCGATTCAAAGGCCAGATCGTCGGTGTGATGGTGACGGTCGCCGGCCGCGTATACGGAGTCTCGTTCAACGAATGGTGGACATGATGCCCGGGTCGCTCCTCATACTCCTACTGGTGCTGGCGACCCTGTCTGGCGGAGCTATCGGCTTCGTCATCGGCAGTTCGCGAGGACGCAAGCTAGGGCGCAAGAGCGCCTGGGACGAGTGGGCGAGGCATACGGGGCATGAGCCGCCTGTCAGCCTCAACCAGCAACCCGCGCTTCCTCTGCAGCCCAAACCGGCAACTCAGGATAGTGCGGAGTTCATGCATTAGATATATGCATAGATATGCCGAATCAAGCTGAACGCCAGTTCGTCTGGAGTAGTAGGTTCGATCCGAACGCAATACCCGCCGGAACCAGCCAAGGAGAAGACATGCCTCCCAAGTCCAAGACCACGCGCGAGCCGCTCGTGGAGATCGACCCCAGGTACGAGCTGTTCAAGCAGTACCTAGTGGAGCAGGTGGACGAGAAGTTCGCCGAAATCCCGCCCGATCACCTCCAGATCGCCATCCGCAACTACGGCGCGTTCCAGCGCTCCGACATGAACCGGCAGGCGAACGAGGAGCGCAAGGCCGGCAACGCCGAGGAGCGCGAGGAGCGCGCACGGAAGGCCGAGGAGCGGCGCCAGGCCGCAGCCGAGAAGCGCGAGGTGGCCGAGGCGCGCCGGGCCGAGCGCGAGGCGGCCAAGGCGGCCAAGGCCGAGGCGAAGGCAGCCGAGCCTGCGAAGGCCACGAAGGCGGCCAAGGCCAGCAAGTCCACTCCTGCTCCGGTCGCCGACCCGACCGCGACTCCGGCGAGCGCTCCCGCTCCGGCGAAGGCCGCGAAGGCGACCAAGCGCGCGGGTACCGGGGCCAAGGCGCCCTTCTGAGGGCGCCGACGATCGGTGCGGCGCTCCCCCGATCCCGGGCGCCAGGTAGAACGGGGGAGCCGCACCCCTAGCGGACGGGTGGGAACCGGCACGGACACCGCCCGTCCGTCTAGGAGATCGGCCGAGGGGTTGGGGTGGCTCCTCTCTCGGCCGGTCCCCTAGGTGCAACGCTAGGGAACAGAGAGACAGAGATACAGTGGATACAGAGCCTGAGGGCGAACAAGTTCAAATACCGACCTTCACCACTTCGGAGCGGCGTGCTGCGAAGCGGTGTATTGCTCGGTGGTGGTGGGAGTACCGCGAGGGATTGCGACCGCCCGATCCAAACATCAAGCTGTGGTTCGGCATCGGAATCCATGAAGCTCTCGCCGTGTACTACGGACGGACCGGGTACAAACGCGACCGGAGCTACATCGACCGCTGGCGTGAATACTGCGACGCGGATGAATACTCCCGAGCCATCAGGGTCCGGTTGGACGACACCGGCAAGGATGAGTCCGAGTGGATGGACGCTCGCGCGCTCGGTGAGAACTTGTTGTTGGAATATCCGGAATGGTGGGGCGGTGACCCGAATTGGGACGTCATCGCCACCGAGCGGCCATTTGCCATCGAGATCCCGGACCCCGATGATCCGGATCAGACGGTCGGCATCTTCAAGTCGACCTTCGATGGTGTCTATCGCGACAAGAGCGATGGCCGCATCCGATTGATGGAGCACAAGACCACGACGGATACGAACACGTCATGGCTCGCCTTGGATGACCAAGGTGGCGCCTATTGGGCTTTAGCGCCGCTCATCCTCCGCGACTCGGGTGTACTCGGACCGCGCGACTCCATCCACTCCATACAGTACAACTTCATCCGCAAGGCCAAGCCGGATGACCGTCCCCGGAACGCGGCCGGCCTCTACCTGAACCAAAATGGCTCCGTCTCCAAGGTCCAGCCCAAGCCGCGTTTCTTCCGACCCGACCCGGTACGCCGCACCAAGCGCGAGCAGGCTACACAGATCCGTCGCATCGCCGATGAGTTGCTAGCGTTGGAGCGCTTCCGGACCGGCGAGCTACGCATCACCAAGACTCCCACTCGGGACTGCCACTGGGATTGCGCATTCTTCCAGATGTGTCAGCTTCACGAGATGGGCGGTCCAGACTGGACCGAGTACCGGGATGCCGTGTATCTGGTCGAGGACCCGTACAGCCGGTACAAGCTTCGCAAGTCCGCATCGTCCTAAGAGGACGGTCAACCCGGAGGAGAGTCATGGCCAATGTGAGTCCGGACTACGGACTGTCAAGGGAGACGCGCGCCTATGCCATCTGGCTCGGTGTACGGCTCGGAAAGCACGTCGCGGAGTCAGACAAGACGGCCGAGATGGACAAGTGGAAGGGGTGGTGCTTTGAGGCGTTCCGCCTCAACGGACTGAACTGGACGCCGGCCGGCTCGGACTTCGAGTCCCAGGTGCGGTTCATGGTCGACACCATCAATGACGTCCTGCTCGCTGGCTCCACGATGGAGGTTCGCCTAGCCTCCAAGAGTCCGCAGTGGGTTGCCAACCCTGAGGCCGGCTGATGCCCCCGAAGCTCCCACGGGCGATTGTTGACCCGGCTGAGCACCGGTCCAA